GACCTGAATTAGGGTCAGTAGTGATTTCAATTGAACCGTCAACCAAGCCACGCATGGTATCTGCGTGCAAAGCCTTTGCTTCATCAAGAGTAGCAGCATGAGTAGAGAGAACTCTGATAGATGGATTCTTTGGGTCTACAGCAACAACTTGATAGACCTCTGGTGAACCATCAAGACGAGGAAGAAGTTGAACTGCAACATCATACTTTGTTCCATCTGGTGTTGTAACACTTTCAGGAGCAATAATTGTTCCACCCTCTAGAGGAGTAAATCCATCAATAGGAGTTCCTGGTGCGAAGAATGTTGGCTCATCTCCAAGTTTTTCTTCTGGTCCCTTACTAAGGTCAGCAGTGTCTAGAGCAGAGTCAAGTTCTTCTGGTTTATTGTCTAGTATCTTGGTATCTTCTTTACCAAAGACTCGACCGTCTGTAGTATCTTTACCTTGAGCAGGGTCATTAGGGTTGTAAGGAACAGTTGAGCCATCAGGATTTCTCCAGTAGTGAATTTCATCAACAACATCTAGTCCACCACGACCATCGTCTGCTTTTACATACTCTACTCTTAGGTAAGCACCCTCTTGAATCTTTGCGCGTTCAGCATCCATCTTATCTTGAACAGACTTTGCTGGCTTAGGTGCTGGCTTCTTTTCTACTGGCTTGATTGATTCAAGCATCTTTCTGGCAGCAACATTTGCTTCACCTACGGTTTCGTAGCGTGCAAAGTTATTTGGACTGTCTGACTCAACCCAATCACCCTTGCCATTATCTACAAAGAGAGCCACCTCAAAACCTCCACCTTGACGGTTAGGAAGTTGTGAAACAGTTACTTCGTGTAGAGTACCATTCTGGTCGTGACCACTCTTGGTGTCTAGAACAGTTGGATTACGAACATCTCTAAGAGGTTCTGGTACGGACTCTGTTGTTGGCTTATCTTTAGCAGCCATTTCCTCAAACTGACGAGTTAGGTCTGCAATTTCAGCACGAACATCGTCTACAGTTGAATCACCAAAGTTCTGTGCCTCTTCCATAGAAGAAACTTGCTTCTCTTCAACAGAAATAGTATCTCCATCACCATCAAATACTTCGGTACTTGCAGTCATTGAACCGTCAGGATTCTTTGATACAGTTGTCTCTGCATTGAATTCTGAATTACTATCTTCATGGTTGATGACACTTGGCGCATCAGGCTTAACATCGCTAGTAGAGATAGTTTTAGTAAGACTCTGGTCACCAGAGTTATCACCAAAGTTAAGTGAGTCAGGATTGATTGGACGACGAACGCCACTAACCTGACGGCTATTTGCGTACTGGCAGAACCAATGACCTTCACCAGTCTCAAGGCTTACTCGGTAAACAGCAGACTGACCTGGGCGACCGCCCTGACTTGCAACAAAGTCTGGGTCATCATTGGTATCAAGAACTTGATACATATTTCCATTAAGACTTGTCATAAAGTCGTTAGGCTGAATATCAGAGAAACGAATGTCACCCATAGGAATTTCACGAGTGTTTTCATCGCTGGTTGCCCATTCGGTAGTAGCCAAACGGCTATCCCTTTGAGGAGCCTCTGCAACTTCACCTGTAGATGGAACATTTACTTCATCTGGGTTCGCTTCTGGTTTAGCACCTTGAATATTTTTAACAGCGTCGTCAATATTTACTTCTTCACCAGCAGCAGCCTTAAGAATAAGTTGCTGCGCCTCGTAAGCAGATAAATCATTGACGTATTGCATGTACCGCTCTAGATAACGGTCTGATGCTTGCTCATGCGCCAGTTGATTTTCATCAACATTGAATAGATTATTTCCAAGGTTGTTGGCTTCAGCATGGTCAATTAAAGTGGAGAACAACTTTGAAGTAGCCTCGGAATCAGCATCTGCAGTGTGCCAACCTCCGTCAAGACCTAAGTTATAGTGCGCTGAAAGACTCTTAAGATTATTTCCATCACTTGGAGAGTTAGGGTCGTTCTTATGAATTTCACGAGCCATTGTGAGAGTATCAATGTACCCAGCAGGAGACATTTCTACACCAGTATTATTTAGAACTCTTTCTAAAACTGGACGGTCAAACGCTGTATTATGAGCACCAAGAATTGCATCTGCTCCAGCCCAATCAGCGAACTGCTGATGTGCATCAGCCATACCTATCTGACCAGCAAGCCACTCGTCGGTAAGAGGATTACCTTCAGAATCTACTAGGTTTTTCTTAGACCAGTCAGTAAGTTCTGTTTCTGGGTTCATATGAACATTGAAACGGTCTACTACTACACCATCAACAACTTTTACTGCACCAAGTTGTACAGGGTTATTTTTTGCACCAGGACCAAAACCAGTAGTTTCGTAGTCAAAGAAAACAAGAGTCTTTCCCTTGAGTGCTTCCTTAAGACCAGCCCAACTTCCTGCTTCACGAACCAAGTCAGCAAACGAGCCTTGAGCAAACGGGTCACTAGGACTACGCGGAACTGATGGAGAAGATAAAGGAGCATCTGGAGTAGGAGTAGTTGGTGTGACATTAGGGTTAACGTCAGACTGTGCTTGAATAGAATCTACAAGCGGAGCGTTCTCAGGGACTGTGTAGCCTGAAGATGCTTCAGCAATTTTTTGCTTATATTCGCTAAGCAGTTGCGGGTCGCGAAGGCGAACGTAGTTTCCATTTTCATCTGTAGTAGATGGCTGGTTAATCTTAGGTAGTGGACCAGAATCTGGAACTATACCGTTACGGACAAACTCCATTGGGGAGCGTTGAGTCGGGAACCATTTCTTTTCCTGAATTTCGTGACCAGGATAGTAACCACTAACAATAAGTTGACCAAGTTCAATAGCCTTAGCATGGTCTGGGTTGTTAGGGTCAGGCTGTGAAACGCTGGTGATAACAAAGTGACCCTTTGATGGGTCAGCAGAGACATCGCCCGGCTTTAGGTCCTGAGCATTGAGTTTTACTCTATGCGTATCTGTTTCAGGATTAAAGTCTTTCTTAGCAGCGTCTGGCTTGCCACTCCAACGGTCGCGAGCAGCATTCAGCGCACCACGCCATTTAGCGTACTCAAGTAAGAAGTCCTTGTTATTACGTCCACCACGCAAACCTCGGAAACTAGGCTTGTGTAGTTCTGGAAGGTCGCCAGATGTTGGAAGTTGGTCAGGAGCAATACCGCGAACAACAGGAATCTCTGTATCTGGATTCCAAGGCTTCTCCTGAATTGCGTGACCAGGGAAGTAACCTCTCACCAACAAACGAGGCGATGATAGAGTCTGACCATTAAACTCAGTGATGGGTTCTGTTCCAACACTAACAATGGTGAAGTTGTCGCCAACAGTCACATCGCCGGGCTGTAGGTCCTTAGTAGCAATGTCTCCACGGAACATTTTTGCAGGAGGAGTTGGAGGAGTTGGATACAACTCTTCTTCAGTTGGGAAGTTATCTCCATACCAATCACCGTAGCCTTCAGGAGCATTATCTTCTGCGTACTTAGAGAATTCCTCATCTGACATATTCTCAAAATCAACTGGTTTTTCTGAGATGTACTTATCAGCAGTTGGAGTTGAGGTCTTTGGTTGTTCCCAAGCGGTAGGGTTTGGACGACGCTCTTCGTAAGTGGTGTAGCCATTAGGATTGTATGGTGTAGTTACAGACTCCATATCCAATTCGCCATCAGCATTAGTGTAGGTTAGCGATGCTCTTACCTCAAAGCCACCCTCGCCATCATCTACTACCTCTGCATCGCTGAGTCGCCAATCACTTGAACCTGCAGGAATATCTGCAGGGTCCATCCACTCTTCTGGGTTTACAAGCGTGTCTGGAGCAATATGGTCAATAAACTCTGAAGATGGGGCTAGATGCTTCGGTGCAGTCCAAGTAATTGCTCTTGTTGCAGTCTGCTCATCAGTTACTGGAGCAATTGGCTTTTCTGGGTATTTAGGGAATGCTCCCTTGTCTACTGCGCTTGGCTGTGAAGGAGAGAGTTGTGGCTTAACTTCCTTATCAACCTTTGCCATCATCTCTTCGACGGTATCGGTTTTACCTAGGTTCTTGTTTAGTGAGTGACTATTTGCTGTCCACTTACCAAAGACCTTCTTTAGTTCAACACCTTTATAGGTATAAGTTCCATCTCGATTGTCAATCAAGCCATTAGGGTCTGGTATAGGAGTTACTACGTCAAAGTAGTTAATACCACTAGCACCTGTTCCATCTTCGAAAGTAATAGAGCCAGTAGTTCCACTACCTGAAACACTCTCTACTCTCTTCCACTTACCATTGTGCTTTACCCAATCGCCAGCACGAATTCCGCCAATACGAAGTCCTCTATTGACACCTACTGGCGTACTTTGATTATCGATTACTTCGATTTCATTTACCAAGTCTTCAACGGTATCGTGCTTTCCGTAACCGCCACCATCTACAGCCCACTTGCCATAGACTTTTCTTAGGGTCTTGCCCTTATATTGGTAAGTTCCATCTACAGAATCAGGACCCTCTAAGTCCTTGAGATAAGAATCTAGTTGTTTTTGGGCGGCTGACTTTTCTCCACCATCTTCGCGTGTAGGCTGTACGCCCACTCCCGGCGTTCCTCCCGTGTCATTTCCTTTAGACTCTTCGGGGCTTTCACTAGGGATATTTTCTTGTTGTTCGGCTTGTCGGTCACCAGTTCCTCCTGTATCGATTAATCTTTCGTTTCCAATATCATAGATTTTTTGCTGGTTTCTGTCAATTCCAGCCTGAATTGCTTCTTCTTCATTATTGATAACATCAACAACATCAAGAACCATTTCATTATTTGCTTCATCATGCCAGAAGCCTAGATACACTCCTTCTGCAGAAAGTGCATCAAGATTATCTTCAATGTATTGGTCAATGTATTCTCTACCATTTTGACCCATGAAGTCGTCATAATTAAATTCTTTATTAGTTCCTTGCTGCGCTACAACAATTCCTGTATCAGGCTCTGAACCATCAAGAGGGTCGATTGTCAGACCGCCACCTTCTGGCATCTCAGCAAGACGGTCCATAATGCTCTTGCTAATGGAAGGTTCTTCCTCAGAAGAAATTCCCTCACCTTCCATCATTCGACGCATTTCCTCATCAGATAGGTCATCTGATGATTGACCATCCTTAACATCAGGAGCAATCTCACCTTGGTCTGCTAGTGAAGCAAATGCTTCATCAGCAAATCTTTGAATAATCTCATTTGTATCTTCACCCTGCAACTGAAGTGCATCACGAATTGCTTCGGCTGGTACTTGAACAGTTACATCTTCACCGTTCTCGTCAGTTACGGAGATTGGAGCCATACCAGCATCGTATTCGCTGTCTTCATCGCGTGGCTCTAGAGCAAACTGTAGGCTATCAACAAGGTCTTGAGTGTTGTAGTCACGAGCCATAAAGTATGGGTCGTCAGTCCAACCAACAGGAACACCTGCTTCGTTAAGGGCATCGCCTTCTTCAACAGTTGTAATGTTGTCAAGAGCATACGGTGCAGAGTCCATTTGGTGGTAACCATCTGGCAATTGAATATCTTCATTAGCAGGAAGGTATGGAGTGTGGTCAAAACCATTATCAGCCCAAGCCTGACGTTCTTCTTCAGTAAGACCTTCAATGAGAGCAGGAATTTCTTCCTGTGAGTCAGGTGCTAGGTCATTAGTCTTATCGTGGTCATCATCAGCAACTACATCGCCATCAAGTGGCTTTACTTCACTAATTTCTGGAGTTTTGATAACACGGTCTAGAGACTCTGCGACATCTTCACCCTTGATAGGTTCAGCAGCAATAGCCTTTTCTTCAGGACTTACTTCTGGAGCATTTGGCTCTTCTGGAAGATTAGCAACTGGCTCTTCATTCTTGTTAGCGAGACGCTCGTGACCCTTCTTGTAGAGACCATCAACAAACTTACCTGCATTTTTTCCATGTTCTTTAAGAGCATGGAAAAGGGCTTCAGCAGGAACGTATTCATTTCCAGAGTCAAACTCTAAAGGACCACTACCTGAGCCATTAACTTCATTTGGATTTGTACCAAGAATTGCGGCTTGAAGTGCCTTAGCAATAGTTTCAGCAGAAAACTTATTAGCCAAACGCTTAGGGTCATCGGTGTAGTCTTGACTATCTTGGTCAGTATGACCTTCAGGAGTATATTCTCCACGGTCTACTTCATAAGCACCCTGAGGGACTGTAATCTCCTCGGCACGCATTGGAGCCTCGTTAGGAATTCGAGCAACTGGCTTTCCCTGCTCTTCCTTACGCTGTTCTTGTCGAGCAGGACCCTCCAACTTAGCGTTGATGGCATCTGCACCCTTACGGAAGTCATCCTCAAAACCTTGGAACTTCTTCTCAAAAAGACGGTCTTCAGGGGCTTTACCCTTGTCACCTGCTAAAGCATCAGCAATGCGCTTTGACCTATCAGCAAGAGACTGTGCTGTCTCACCCTCTGGAAGATTTCCAGTCTTTAAGTAATCAGAAATCTTCTTTGCAACTTCGCGGAATGAACCAGCAGTCTCATTATTTGCAATTTCATCAAGACCAGAAAGAACAACATCCTGTGGAATCTGCGGACGGTTAGTTGTACCTAATGCATCAGTCATCGAATCATCAAGCATCTTTGCCCATGAATCGCCCTGTGAAACTTCTGCACCGTTTTCGTCAATTAGGCGGTAAGCATTCTTACCATCTTCACCCTTAAGTTGGGCTACAGTGTATGTACCATCAGTGAAAGCCTTTTCGCCTTGATTTCCCTTAAAGTTTTCTACAGGTTCCCATCCTGATGGAGCATCTACAAGTTTGATATCTGATTCATTAAGAACGTCTGCTGAGTCGGCAGAACTAATTTTTGCAGGAACCTTGCTAACACCATTAGAGTCTTCTCCACCAGGAAGATAGGCTTCAATTCCTTCAACGCTACCTGCAGGAATGCGAACAATACCGCGTGGAGTTTCAACGTCAAAAGTATTTGAGTTAGGGTCAGCACCAACAGAGCGACCTGTGAGCCAGTGAACTGAGCCATCTGCAAGACGTAGGAGGGCGCGCATACCGCCACCCTCTTCAGCGAATCGACCTAAGCGGTCACGACGCTGGCGCATAGCGCGCATACGGCGTTCAAAGTAAGAGTTACCATCGCCAGAAAATGCTGCGGTAAGTGCTTCAAGAGCGCGCAAGCCTTCAGCAGAAGCAGTTAGACGAGTAAGAACATAGGTGCGTGTGGTTTCATCTGTCTCTGGTGCAAAAGCAGATGCAAGAAGTGGTGCAGTTTCTTCAGTAACAATCGGGTCAGCCATGTACCACTGCATCTGAGCCTTATTACGGGCATCAGCAGTCATAGCGTGTGGAGCAGCAGAGTATGGATGAGCAGTATTCAGAAGGTCTGAGTGCTTCTTGATGGTGTAGTAGTTTAGGTTTCCCTGTGCAAGGTCGATAAAACTGCACAACTCATCGAGTGCATAGTTACGACGAACAGAGAACGTCAAAGAGCGAGTTTCGTTGAGAGAACGCCAAATTACTTCAAGAGCAGAGGCAGCAGTAACCTGACGAATTGCAGGAACATGAGAGTTAGCCTGTTCAATAAGAGACAAAGCCTCGTCGCGGATTTGAATAGCCTGTTCAAGACTAGAGCGACGCTTTACGCCCTTGAAACCGCCGCTACGAACCATCTTGTTTTTGTTACTCACGAAGAAGCACCCTTCTCATTTTGAGGCAATAAATCAGAGTCATTACTGTTGTATGTATATTCTGCCAGGTTTTTGGCACGGCTATATGGGTCATTTCCACTATTTACACCGCGCAGCCAAGAAGCGCGAAGTGCAGGAATGATTTCGTAACCTAAACCAGAAAATTCTGCTAAAGCAATAATAGCAGTTTCTGGAGATTCGTATTCTGAAAAATCTTTTAGTTCTACAGATAATTCTTGAGAAATTACTGAAGCAGAACTCTTTGTACTTTTTGGATGAGCAGCAGGAAGCAAATCATTATCTGCAACATACTTAGAATTGTCTGGCTTGCCAGACTTTAGAAGTTTTAGATAAGCATTAACGCGACCCATAGCCCACTGGTCACGATTTACACTGGGACGATGTGAGGTCGAGAATGCACCAGCACCTCTACGGTACACAGCCTTAAGCATTCCTAGCGTAGCCTTACGACCTTCAGGAGCCTTCTCATTATGCGCTTGAACTTTTTCCTTGAGGGTCTCTTCAGTTCTTGCTGAGAACTTAACATCCTTAGACTTCCCACTAGAAGCAGAGTCTTTTGCGTTTTTTTCTGAGCCATGAATCTTGTCCTTTTTAGGGGCAGGAGTTTTAGGGTCGCTACTGTGGTGCATTAGTTCCGCCCTCAGTTGGAGCGGGACCAAAGAGGTCTGGGAAATTCTCTGGAGTTGGTTCTAAAGCATTAGGGCTTTCTGCAGAATCAGTCGGTGCTTCAGGGGCTGTTGGTGCTGGCTGCTCAGGTGTTGCACCTTCAGGAGCAGGTGTTGCACCCTCGCCTTCGGCTGGTGCTGCGCCCGGCTGACCTGAAAGAGCCTGTGCAACATTAGGCGGAAGTGGACCAACAGAGGAAGCCTGTTGAGCGTTCTTAATCTTGTCCATCATATCTGGGGCAAGAGCAGCAAGTGCAGCCTCTGTGAGTTCAGGTGAAAGCATGCCCTTCTCAAAGAACATACGGATTGCAAGTTCTTCTGGAGTAGGAGCATCTGCATCCGAAAAACCGTGAGCGTGTCGCCATGCTGCAAGTGAGATTGCCATCTTGTCGAAACCTGCATCTGCATCAGCAGCGCGGTCGTTGCGAGTTGAGATACCTGATGGGTCATACCAAACAACAATGCGCTCAACGTCAGATTCTGGGAAGCCGTTTGCCAGTAGGTAAGGACGTAGGTAGACAACTGTAAGTGCATCTGCAATGAGAAGCATGAGAGGCTCGATATGCGTCTTGTATAGCGTCTCATCAATCTGCAGGGCGTTTGAGTACTTGACGTTAGCAAGACCAGTTACTACGTCCTTAGGTACGTCTACGCCCTGCAGAATGCGTTCCAGTACGCGGTCAGCACGTTGAGCAAGAGCAGGGTCAAAGGAACGCTCAAACTTGAACTGCTTAATTTTGTCGCCAAGTTCTGCAGGTCCACGGATAATAAGTGGAACAACGGCTGAGGCGGAGTCTTCATCCTTAATAGGAGTCGTCATCGCATCAATGAGTTGCTCTTCGAAATCATCTTGCTGTTCTTCAATGAGGTAGTCAGGGTCTAGGTCTGTGTCATCTGCGTAAGGGTAGTCAGGTGCAGGATTTGCGGCAACGCTGAGACCATCTGGAAGATAAAGAGCACCAGCGTTGAGGCGTGAACGTGCCGTTGCGCGGAAGGTTCGGTTGAGAAGCAAAAGTTCGGCGCACATATCAAGAAGACCGCGTAGTGAACTGTCAGCCTCGTCTGAGAAGCGAGGATGTGACCGCCAGATGCGACCAACAAATGCTCCGGGACCAAGCATCATTGTTGATTTGTTGCCTGAACTATTTCCATGTGCCTGTTCACGGCGACCAATGACGTTATAGCCGCCCTTAGCATCAGCGAGTACTTCGTCTACAGACTTGATGTCCCATGACTCTGGAATGCCTAGATTGGGACGTGAGGGCATCTGTACGAGGTAGCACTCGCCAGCAACGGAGAGATTGAGGGCAGCGTCGCGTAAAAGACCTGCCTGACCACCATAAGCGGAGTCGAGACGGTTGAGAGCGCGTTCTGCAGCAGAGGCGAGACGCTCGTCAATGATTGTAGAAGTACGAGTTGCTACAGGAGTCTCTGCAGGATTTTCTACAACAGCGGCAAAAATGCGGATTCTTGAGACAACAGAGGCAACAAGATTAAAAGCGTATTTAAGTTCGCCAATTGCATCGTAGTATTCCCATGCTTCTTCTTGCCACGATGAAGAATTTGATGAACGGCGATTTTTGAACTGCTCAAACTCGCCTTTGTCTCCAACTCTGATTTGCTGGGCTGCTGCTGTGAGAGGACGGTGAGTGGTATATGGGAGAGACTGTGCAGCATTAACTGCAGGAGAGTCATCTCGACTAAAAATTCCCATTTATTTACTGTCCTGTCATTAGGTTGCGGAGCATGAGGGGTCAGTCCCTGTTCTCATACGCGGTCAACAGCCCCGCTACTGCAGAAAGCGCAAGGGCTAACGCAAAAAAGCGGAACGAACTTGCATTAATTGTATACCATGCTGAGAAAGCCAATCCGAGCCACACGCTAGAACACCACTCGCATGTAAAGAGGTATCCAGTCTTAGTTGTTTCGGGTGGGAAGCGGTCCCAGATGCGATTTCTTAGGTTTTGAAAGATTTCATCGCGGGTGACAAGGCGTGTAGCACGGTAGGTTGCCAAAGAAAACATAATAAACTCAAGCATTTTTAATTTGCTCCTAAGATATTACCAACTGGAGACCAATTCTTCAGTCGGGAACCGCAGCCGCAGGATTTATCCTTTTTAACTGCAATAATTTTGTTTGTAACTGTAATAAAACGTGAGATTTTTTGTTCATCTATGGTGTGTTGCGTGTAGTCTTCGCGGAAAAACAGCACGGGACCCGTAGGAGAGTCAACTCCAATAAAAATAGTTGTCGGAGTTGCAATCACACGGGCAATGTCTGCAAAATGTGAGCCTTTGATGAAGGATGCATGGTGATGAGAGATGGATAGAGGGTCTAGCGTTGTTGCAGTGCCATTTGGCGTGATGTGTACATTTGCTGGAAATGTGTCTAAGACTCGCATTGGAATGTTTCCCATCCTAAAACCTCAGTGGCTAGTTTAGTTGTAATAATAATTGGGGCTTCTTGACTGGAAATTGGTAGTTTTTCGGTAAGTTCTGCTTCGTTTGTAGCAAAAAGTAGGTTGGCTGGGCTATGTAGGGCTTGAATCTGCTCAATCGGGAAAGCGCGGGGGATGGCGGGGGTGGTATTGGTGGTAATTGTCTGTAGAAGACGCGCTTGGGGGTGGTCTAGAAGCGAGGGGTTCTTCCAAATAAGGCAATACTTTAACGTCACTTGCGTAGTCCTCTTTCTACTCGGCGGAACATTGCTCTGGCAGAAACTCCAGTTGCTTTGGCAATGATGTTGACAGGAACACCTTTTAGGTAAAGGTCTGTAACTAAAAGGGTGAGTCGGTCATTTGCCTTTTTATAAGGGCTTGACGGCGGGGTTTTGGAGCGGCATCTTTGGGCGAGGAGGGAGAGTTGCTGTAATTCTGGGATGAGTGATGGGGGAACTTTGGGGGAGAGGGGGCGAATAACAAATTTGGGTGGGGGCGTGGGGAGTGGTTCTTCGAAGGTGTGGGGGGTGGAGGTCTCAACGGACTTAATCCAGTTGTAGATAGTGGACTTGGGGCGGGGCGGGGTGAGTGCATCGCCAAGTGTTGAGAGGGACCAACCCGCTTGATGGAGTTGATAGAGACGGTCTGGAATAAGCGGTCCGCAGGAATTGAGGAAGCGGACTTCATCTTCTGGAAGCATGTTCCTATTGTACAGTGTTTTCTCGTAAGTGTTTATCTTCGCAGGAGCGAGCCAGAGTCTGAACGACGTAGCGTTTGCCGCACCATTCGCAGTGCCAGAGGTATTCGTATTTGCTGGAGGACATGCTTCGATTCTACTGCTTCGGAGCCGGGCTACTTCTGAACGATTTAAGTAAAAGAGTGAACAGTTACTTTTTTTGGATTTGGTCGCTGAGTCGGCAACCGCTCGTGGTCGGGCGTGGCGGAATCGTTTCCTAAAATGGTTGAATCTTCAACTACCTGAGATAGTTGAACATTCAACTATCTCTGAACTGAACTTTTTTGTGTGAAAGAGCGAGCGAGCAAGTGAGCAAGTCAGCAAGTGAGCAAGTGAGTGAGTGAGCATGAGCAAGCAAGCAAGCGAGCAAGGGGCTAGGTGGTAAGCGAGCAAGTGAGCAAGCAAGTGAGTGAGTGAGTGAGTGAGTGAGTGAGTGAGTGAGTGAGTGAGTGAGTGAGCATTAGTGAGCATGAGCAAGCAAGCAAGCAAGCGAGCGAGCAAGTATGAGCAAGCAAGCAAGCAAGCAAGTGAGTGTATGTGTGCGTGCATGAGCGTGCGTGTGCGTGCGTGTGCGTGCGTATGCGTGTATGTATGCGTGCGTGCGTATGGCATTGGCTAGGGGGTAGGCAAGCAAGTGAGGGGCTAGGGGCTAGGGGCTACACATGAGCGAGCAAGTGCAAGCGACACGCAAACACATGACGATAGTTTGACACGCCTAACGCATAGGCGTAAACTGTCCTCATGCAGTTAGCAAGGGGCTACCTGCACAAACACATAAGGGGCAACTATGCTAAACAAACTGAACGCTATCGCAACACTAATTGCGAACGAAATTGAGGGCGTATCCGTAAGCATTAGGGACTTGACTGAGGTAGTCGTATCCATTGACTATTTTGGTGAACTTGAGGTGACCGTACATGAGTGGGTGAGAATTACGAACGGCAGGGCATACCGCAGTAACCGCTATGACGTAGTAGGCGTGACGTATGACCGTACACATGGGATAGATAGTGAGGAACTAATCGCCGAGAACTTAGAACGTCCGCAACTACTTGCCACTATCCGCAAGGCAGTAAGGGCGTACCATTACGAAATTGCATAACCGCAAGGCAGTAAGTCACCCCCCTAGCCGTATGGCAGGGGGGTTACTTATGTGCAACGCCTACCGCATGACGAACTGAAATTTTTTGTATGCATACGCACACGCATGACCGCATGAGCGAGCATGACCGCACACACGCATGAGCGTGTGCGTGTGCGTGTGACCGCATGAGCGTGACCGCAAGGGCAACACTCCGTAGGGCTATTCAATTTGCATTAGTTTTGTTTGTGTGTTCTAATTGTCTTATGAGGTTGCAAGGGGCAACCGCTAACCGTAGGGGAACTAATGCTAATCAAGGTAATCGGGCTAGTGGCTAAGCGTGTGAGTGACGTTAGCGTGAGCGTATCAACCGCAGACACTACCGCACACGCGAGCGTGAGCGTGAGCGTGCTAGGGCGCGAACTAATCAACCATAGTGCAAGCGTGCAGACTAAGTGGGAACTACCGCAAGTCAGCACAACTATCAACCCGCTAGACGTTGCAAGTGTTGCGACTGTATCGGGTGCAGTAAAGCAACTACGCAAGCGGGCTAGGCGATAACCGCAAGTCACCTAGTGACCCTCACACGCCTATCGTGTGGGGGTTACTTATTTACAACTAGTACCGCATGACCTACCGCAAGCGTGAGCGTGTGAGCGTGTGAGCGTGTGAGCGTGTGCAGGTGTGACCTACCGCATGAGCGCGTGAGCGCATGAGCGCGTGACCAATAACCGCAAGCACGACACGCCCACACGTTGCGCCAATTTGCATTGACTTTGAAAGTATGCGACAATTCTCTTATGAGGTTGCAAGGGGCAACTAAAACCTAAGGGGTCAAAATGACTAAGACAGATACCGAACTACTAGCGCAGATTACAACCGCACTAGACGAAATTACATACAGCACCGACGACGATTCCGTATGGGTAGATAGTGGCTACAACCGCGTATCCGTAATCGAAATTAGCAACGGCGTTCTGTATTCAGGTTACGGATACTATGACAACACCTGCAACCATTGGGACGTGCAGACAAGTAGCAACGTGGCAGACGTTGCAGAGGCTATCGAGTACCTAGTGAATGAGTCTAGGGGCGGTGAGTAACTAGCCACTAAGTACCCTCACACGCCTATCGTGTGGGGGTTACTTATTGCGTGAGCGTGAGCGAGTCAGGGGCAGACACTACCGCAAGCACCCACCTAGCGTTATCGGGCTTGTGTGGGCTTGTGTGGGCTTGCGTTGAGCATTACCGCAACACACGCACACAAACACACACATAGCCAGCCAGCCAGCCAGCCAGCCAGCCAGCCAGGACAAACTGAACTTTTTTGTGTGGCAGGGGCAATACGTCACCCGCAAGCCTTGAGAATACAAGCGACACGCCGACAAAATTGCTAGGGCTTGACACCGCTAATCTATGAGCGTATGCTTATCTCATAAGCGGTTAGCAAGGGGCTAGCCACTACAAACAAAGGATAAGAGAATGGACTTTCTAGACACATACCGCGCAGGTGTAGCAACTTTCGTAGGACTTGCAAGCCTAGTTATCGGTGGCGTAGTAGCGACTTGGGGCAACTTGGGTAGCCTACTAGGTGAGAATGGTATCTATGACGCAGGACAGAATGACGCTAGTATCTTCCTACTTGTCGCAGGTGTTGCACTAAGCGCGATTATCGGTTACGCGGTAGACGAACTAAGCAACCGCTACTAATCAGACTAAGCAAGTGACCCCCTAGCAATAGGGGGTTATTTGTTTGTCCGCACTAGGGGCTAGGACTTGGCTTGAATTTGTCAGGGGTATGCGGTATGCTTGAGGTATCAAGCAAGGGGCTTGAGGATAAGGGGCTAGGAATGGCAAAGGCACAAAGTACGGCGATAGGTGCGACCTACAACGCGGACACAAAGACACTAACGGTTGAGGTACATCACGCACCGCAAGCGGACTACACGCGAAGCGTACGGCGTTCGGCTTGGAAACTTGCACTAACGGAACTACGAAAGTTGCCTTTCGTTGTCCGCAATGTAGAGTCTACGCTTGAGTTTGTAAACACTTGGACACTCTCAGATAGTTGGGACGGGCAACCTTGCACTACGCTTGTCCACTACCGCATAGTGAACTAGCAAGGCAGGTAAGGGGGCTAGTCCTACGGGGCTAGTCCCTTGCCTATGCGCGAAACAAAAACACACACGCACCGCCAAAATTCCCGGCTAGGATAAACTGAACTTTTTTGTGGAAAGTGAGCAACCGCAACATTGTTACCATTCCGTTATCTATCTGGCTTGCACTCACTTAGAAAGTACGATACTATTTCACTATGAGGTTGCAAGGGGCAACCGAAAACCTTAAGGGGTCAAAATGCGTAAAGAAAACACCGCCACCGAAATCACTATCCTATGCGCTAACATCAAGTGCAACACCGTAATCTCATTCGAAACACCTACTTGCGGAAAGTCAGAGTGCCTAGCGTATTGGGTAGATGGTCCAGACTGGCTAGACGAACAGCGAGCAAAGTACTACGAATAACCAAACCAAAGGAAAGCCTCACCGAAAGGTGGGGCTTTTCTCATTCCTGCCGAAAATTCCGGGCTAACCTAAAAAAGTTCAGTTTATGAGCGTCAGAAAAATTTAGTTGAAAGTTCAACTATCCGCGTTACCTAATTGTTATCCGTTCGACTTGACATCACTATCAAAGTACGGAATACTTTCCCTATGACGTTGCAAGGGGCAACCGATAGAAAGGCACTACCGTGAATACAGCATCACTACGCAAGGCTTGGGAAGTAATCGGCTACACCTATGAGGGTGACGTTTACTGCACCGAGTGTGAAGCGTACACAGACCCTACCGTGACAGGTGACAGCGACACAAACACCCGTACAGACAAGCCAGCACCAGTGTTCCTAAGCGACGAAGTGCCTAGCGAGTGGGCTTGCATAGTGTGCGAGTCACCTATCGGCTAAGACTTAGAGATAGCCCCCTGCCGTAAGGTGAGGGGGCTTTCTTTCTATCGGCGTGTCCAATTTGACAATAAGACCAGAGTAGGGCATACTATTCCTATGAGGTTGCAAGGGGCAACCGCGAAAGGCACAAAATGAAAAACTCACTACTTAACGAATTGCTAGACCTACATTGGACAGGCGAGGGGTGGGCGTTCGACCTAGCGCGCAAGGGTGAAGCCATTGAGGTGACTCACGAAAACGAAAAGGGTGACACCGTGAAAAGCCTCATCACTGAGGAAAAGGTAGTCAAGGCTTTCGCTGACCTAGCCAAAGACAAGCAGACTCACTGCGGTGACTACGCGGTAGTGTCAGACCCTGACGAATGGGACTCATGCATCATCGACCTAGTGTTCCAGCAAGCAATCTTCGGTGAGGTTATCTTCGGATAGCCTCACCAGCGAGAGCCTCACCCTACGGGGTGGGGCTTTCTTTCTGTCCGCGACCAATCCAGCCGGGCCGGGTAGTTGAAAGTTCAACTAAATCCGGGAAATCAAATTATCTAAAAAAGTTCAGTTTCTGAGCATCAGAAAATTTAATTAAACTTTCAACTATCGGCGTTATCAAATTGTTATCTGTTTGGCTTGCATTGTCCTAGATAGTTCGATAGTATTCTCTTATCAGGTTGCAAGGGGCAACCAAAATTAAAGGAGAAGAAAATGCGTAAAGTAACCGCTACCGAGTTCGGCGTAAAGTCTACTACTTGGGAAGTCACCCACTTGGGGCTACTGCCACACACGTTCGTTCTTGGCTTCTACGGCACACGCAAGCAAGCCGAGAAAATAGCGCAAGAGGAAAATACATTCCAAAAGACTAAGAACCGCACGTTTAAGGTTGAGATAGTTGAGATAGAAGTAGCGTACTAAGCCCATAGAAAGACCCCCTAGCCGTAGAACTAGGGGGCTTTCTTATTTGCGTGTGTATTACTTCTTAGCACCGCGAGTAGTCTTTTTCTCGACCGCAGCGAAGACTTCATCAATCTCCTCCGCATCAAGTTTGCCATCATGCAAGAAAGCCCTTGACAAGCCCTCTACGACCGTGGCAACCCCACCGATACCCGCAATCATTACGGCTTTCCACAACTCAACACCAGCGATAGCACCAGCACCAATAACGGATAACCCTGAAGCGGCGAATACTGCAACGATACGAAGCAATAACTGACGCATTTTACTTACTGCCATAGGTGTTGTCCTTCCGAGTCAAAACACCGTGCCGATAAAAAATCAGCACCTAGCATTTGCAATTTTACTGCAAGCACTAGGTACTGAACTTTTTTATTTAAGGCTACCTAAACTCAATAAATCCCGTAGCCCGTGGCGTTTCCTCAACGACTGATGCAGTTACTGGTTCAACTACGACTTCATCTAACACTTCAACCGCTACCTCAACTGTTTCAATTACTTCTTCAGTTACTGGTTCAGCGTCTGGTTCAGACTTCTTTGTGCGAGTTGGCTTTGCAACTTCTTCTTCAACCGTTAGTTCCACTACTTCTTCAACTACTGGTTCGACCGTAGTTTCAGTTAGTTCTGGTTCTAGTTCCATTTCAATCCTTTGTTGAGTGATACCGTACTACCATTTTACGGCAGTATCTCAAATCCTAATTAGCCCGAAGCGAGAGTAGAGAGAAAGCAATAGAGTTTAGTCCTAGACATACGCTCACCGTTGAGTTGCCACCTGACACCGCAACGATAAGCGAAGCACTTCCCGACAAAACCGCACCTACGGCAGTCCACACTACTTTGGATAGGTCAATCATACTAACCCTAGTCAGTAATCTGAGAGTAGTATTCAGGGCATAGGTTCACTACTGCACCCGCAATCATTGTGGCTAGGAAGCCTCTTTGGTTATCAGTCTGGTAGTCGCCACTAGAAAGTAGGTTCTCTGTAATGTCAGTAACAGTGTAGCCACCATCAAGCGTATCGCATACCGTGTGACCTGTTTCGACGATACTGGCATCTGTATTTCCCTCGATGATGGAATTGTTCATACTATGAACATCATCTAGGAAGCCCTGTTCAGCAGACGTAAAGCCACTTGATGTATCCGTAGCACTACTATCGTAACTATTGTCCGCAGGTGTAGTTTCCGTTACTGTCACGGTAGGCGTAGCAGTATTACTACTTCCGCCACCGCAACCTGTTAGTAACGCAAGAATAGCAATAGCACCAATAATTGCAATTACAGTTCTCTTAGTCATTCTTTCTTCCTTTTCATTTAGTTCAATCCTTGCGTCTGCAAAAAAAGTTCAGTTTGAGTGTACCGCACAATCGCAACACTCACTCTACCCCTAGTTGGGGTAGAGCAAGTCTTTGCAACCTTGTGACATCTTGTCCACGCTTACCTTGCACTCCGCAGGTGTTGTCGCCTTATCTACGGCAACAAACAAGCCAGCGAGTAGCAGTCCGATAACTATGTTTCGTACAATCTTTCCGCGTCGTGTAAGCATTTCATTCTCCTTTTTCTTACCGCGTTGTTGCGATAAGTAAAGACTACTCTACTTCCACGTTGCTGTCAAATTTCGACACGCCACGATAGATAGTAGACACGACTTCACTCCAGATAGCGGGGGTGTGGGTGTGTGGTTGATACCCGCCCGCACCGCCGATAAGCACACGACCGCCAGCATACTTATTAGCAATCTTTCCAATCGCCGTAGAAGCGTAGTGGTAACCATCATAGTCAAACTGCAACGAAGCCAGCGGGTCAGTCTTATGACCGTCCGCACCAGTCGCCAGCAAGATAACATCAGGTTGATACACATCAGCAAGCGCAGTAATCTCGTCAATCGCGTGACAAAACTCTTTATCTCCAGAGTACGCAGGTAAAGCCCAATTGTAGACCGCGTTACTTTCATCGTGACCATCACGACCAGTTCCGGGGTAGGCAGTTCCATCGTGGATACTTGCTGTAAGTATCGGCGTATCGTACAAAAGTTCCTCTACGCCATCTCCGTGGTGAGCGTCCCAATCAACATACATCGCTTTCAGCCCAGCCTTAGCAAACTCTTTAGCCGCCCAAGCAAGGTCATTAAACACGCAGAAGCCATTTGAGTAATCGTAATGAGCATGATGCTTTGCACCTTGAGGGTTGAACGCAACCTTGACTTCTCCAGCAAGCATCTTTTCTACAAGCCGAGCAGTTCCAGAGAACATCTTGAGTGCCGTAACTCCCAAGACTTTGTTCTCTCCGACCCAATCGTCTGAGATACCACCGTAGACAACTTCATCAACATACTCAGGTAGGTGAATTGAGTAAAGTTTTTCTACATCACTCTCATCTATTTCGGGCAGGACAATTTCAATGTTGTCCTCACCAAGTTCATCTATCAGCAAGTCCGTAGCGAGTAACGCTCTTTCAGGGTTAGTTGGGTGGTTGTTACCCAATCTCCAATCAAGATAGTCATCTCCGTATGCAATGTGTAATTTCGTCATTAGTTCTCCACTTCCTTTTCTTTTTCTTTTTTCTCTTTGTCTTTTTCTAGTAGCCACTTTTCGTAATCTTTATTACACAAAACTAACTTACTTCTTTTTTCTCTTAGGTGAGCAATAGTTTCCTCAGCCGAGTAACCGTATCTCATCAGCACCATTGTCGTCAAAAGCCCAGACCTATTCAATCCAGACAAGCAACGAATGAGAACATTCTTTCCGAGTTCCAGTTCGTAGCAGATGAGTTCCACCAAAAAGTTCAGTTCTTCTTCGTTGAACTCAGAAACTTCTCCATCTTGAAAGTGTTGCCTAATCTCTCGAACGTGCCAGTCCACGGGGTTACTCCATGCGTGCAATGTCACAACCGTGTCATAGTCTTGCTTTGTAATCCGTGGCTCTACCTCTGGCTTACCAACGATGTCATCTTCGTCAGTACCGCCTATCCATAGGTTTGGATACACTTCAGTCCATAACTCTTTTGGCATTAGTTCCGCATAAGTTCCTAGCCCTTCGCTCTTTCCTTTTGTCATTGTGTAGTTTTCTTCCTTTCCCCTACATCATACCTGATAGAATACATTATGTCAAGTCGGTAGATAACAAAATCGTTATCAACTTTAGTTTGACATTACCTAGTTAGGGGCATAAACTAGTTTTATTGGTTGCAAAGGGTGACCAATAGAAGGGTAAGAAATGACAACAACCGCAGTAACACCAGCCCGTTTCAACGCTGGTATCGATTCCTCTCTCGCACGAACTACTATGGCTCTTGATGACATCGCAGAAATCGCTTTTCACTTCAACGCCATCGGTCTTGGCGGTGAAGCCATCATCAAAGTAACCGAAGCAATCGAAGCACTCCGCACCACCATTATCGAAGCCAGTAACACCCCTGCATAAGCAGACCCAAGAAAGACCCCCATCGAGAGGTGGGGGTTTTTCTTATTTCTATCGGTGTTATCAAATTGTTATCAAATGAACTTGACACCAACCTAGAACTCTGTCATACTGTATACATAACGCAAGGGGCGTTAAACAATCCTGAAGGGGACACATTATGGTTATCAACACCGAGTACGCACCACACGTTACCGAATGGCACGAAGCCGACGGTATCGCTGTCCACTACTTCCTGTGTGGCATTGAGTGCCGTGACACATTTATGAGTCAATTCAACACGACCTACTTTGACGGGTCAGACTGGCACGATAGTGTCGATTCAATTTGGGTGGACACCGCAGAAATCCTAGAGCCAACGCTCTGCGACAACTGCCGAGAATACATCTAGACCAAAAGAAAGACCCCTACCGAAAGGTAGGGGCTTTTCTTATTTGTCCAAAATCCTGAACACGGGTTCGCACGGGTCGCCACCCTCGTCAGCATAGGCTTGCTCGTCAGGGGTCAGGTACTGCCAACCACCATCATGCACCGCACAATACTGCTCGCTAATCCAACCTTTAGCAATACCAACCTGCACCCAATCGGCACGTTCGTTCCATTCTTCTTCGGTCATTCCAACCCCTTCAGATAAAAAAGTTCAGTTACTCATCAGCGTACTGCACAACCACATAAGTTGGCAACCCAGACCCTGAGTCCAACTTCATAGCAATCCGCAATGCTTCTTTCATACAGTCTTTTGCTTCATCTACCGTAACATTCTTTTCGACCATCGCGTGTAGTGCGCCTACGGCATACGATGACCCGCTTCCGATACCGTAGATACCATTAGCATCACGAGTATAGTCATAGTTCTCCGAAATCTCATACGTCACTCCACGCACACACAACATTAGTTCAGACTGTTGCTCTCCATCTTTGCCATAACCATTCTCCTCAAACCAACTCTTTATCACGGGGATAATCTGAGTAGACACAAACCTGTCCAGTCCTACCGCAGTCATCTTATCCGCAGGTTCAGGTAGCGAAATAGTAGCAAGCAAGTTCACCGCTCGCAGGTCACCCGCTGCTCCTAAAAGATAACTTCCATTCCTGACAACCTTTGGTGAGTTCTTTGGTAAAACATAGATACGACCATTATCCCCAGAAACGCGAGAGTCAAATCCAACTACAACAAACCCACTCCCTTGCACCGCGGCGATGGTTGTCATAAAAAAGTTCAGTTTCTCTTAGACTTCGTATTCTGCTGAGTCGCCCCAAAGTTCATCACGCAATCTGTCCTCATACTTCACGGCACTCCAACTATTGGTCAAGGTAGAAATGTCTTCCTCGTCAATAATCTGGTCAAGTGAGAATACTGCCGTGTAGCCCTCGTCCTCAAACATGACAATTAGTTTAGTGTCATCATTCTCTGCGTCATCAACGATAGCCACTACGAATGGTTCACCCCCACGATTAGCGTGGTAGGCACTTTGGATAACTTCTAGTTCGCTCATAGATAAGACAATACCGCAAACTTTGCAAGCCTATTTGGGCAAAATAAAACCGCCCCGTAGGGCGGTTCTACTTTAGGTAGTTATCTCAGAACACGAGTCTGAATACCGCGTGGTACGTCTGCACCGCAAGGGTAGTTAGCGTATTCGTGCCAAGTCTTGCAATCGCAAGTGAAGCAACGTGCTGAACCTTCATCGCTGTAATCGAAACTATGAGTCTTGAAATTGGCTACTCGCTCTTCTTCCGTGCCAGCGAATGGAAGCGGACCTTCGAATGTGAATACGTTGTTTGACATTTTTCCTCTTTTCCTAGCACCCCTTGTGCTGATGTACTAATACTAGCGCACTTATGTGACAACCGCAAGTCAATCCAAAAAATAATTAAAGTTACCTCATAAACTGAACTTTTTTGTTTTCACTCCGCACTTTTGGGCAAAAAGAAACCCCCGCATAGCGGGGGCAACTTTTAGTCTTTAGACTTCGCAATCGTGTCCGTAGAACCATTCCTCTGCGTGTTCCTCATTCGTAAGGTCAAACACACGCTCACACTCTACGCACTTTGTCTTTGTTGCAATCATTTTCTCACCTCTCCCTTGTGATACCACAATCCTATCAAACAATCCTGTCAATGTCAAACCTTACGGGCTACTTTTTCAGTAGCCCAATAAGGTGACTTACAAGTTCCTTATTGTCAATCTCAATCTCGACGGTGAAGCCTAGTACGTTAGCGGTGAAAGTTTTCATTTCTTCTCCTTTTTCAGCACCCCTTGTGCTTATGAGATAAGCGTATCACACCTCACCGACAAATGCAAATCAAACACACCGCACATAAAGAAACCCCGCACTAGGCGGGGCTTCCTTAGTCTTAGTATCCGCTACGTTCTAGCGCGGTGACGTACCTGTCACACGACGCACATTCACCTGTACGCTCACCTTTCTGGTGGTAAGACTTGTAACCTTCAGGTGTTACGTCCGCTTTAGCGCAATCGTATTCTCTGTCGAAAACTTCGTGTGATGCCATTTCTTTCTCCTTTTTCCGCACCCCGTGTGCTTATGATGTAATACTATCAAACTACTCTGACAAATGCAAATCGAACCGCAAAGAAAACCCCCGCACTAGGCGGGGGCATTTCCCTATGCTCGGTTCTTAATGCTTTGGAACATCTTTCCATCACTATTTATCTTGCGATAGCCGTAGCGCACTAGGCGCGACGTAATCGCGGCGTGAGTCACTCCAAGCACCCTAGCAATCGTTACAACGCTAATTCCATCTTCCATCTGCTGGTTGATTAGTGCCGTGAATTCTTCTGCTTCTTCTCGATACCTCGGACTATTCGAACGAACCTGCGACGCAAAAAATTTCAGTTCTCTCAACTTGTCCGCAACTTCTGGGTCAATGCGCTTCGGAATTGTTTTTGTTACAACGCGCTTCGGTAGTTCTGGAACAGTAAGTCCATCAACGTACTCAGACGGAACGCTATCCTCTGCACATAGTTGTCGCACACGCTCACGCGTGACTCCGCAACAATCCGCAACGCTCTGCAACGTCCAACCTGCACCACGCAAGCGACGAATGTATTCGTCACGGTCTAGCGTGTCTGTAATGCGCTCAAAGTTTTCTTTAACTTCGCTCGGTAGACTTTGCTTTACTTTGTATTCTACTGTCCGTAATTCAATAATTTCTTTTTGAGTGAGGTCTGCATTTACCCTCCGTCGTGAAATTGTCATTCTTTCTCTTTCTCCTTTTTAGTTTTTTCTTAGTACCACTTTGGTACTTATGACAAGTATGTACCCTAAGTATCTACCTTGTCAAATCCAAGAGAAAACCCCCCACCGCTAGGGTGAGGGGTATCTCTCAATCCTTACTGCCACACCTCTGGGTGTGGTTCATCTGACAGCACCCACGCATCAACGTAGCCACCGCACTCCTCTGCACACGCACGGTCGTAGGCTACCTTTACTGCTTCAGGTAGTCCAGCACTTAGTGTGTAGTATTCATCTTGGAAAGTAATCTCTCCGCACTTAGAACACTTGCCCTCAAAAACAATGTTGCTCATTGTTGCCCCTTTGGTTGTCCGCATTGTTGCGTTGCTCCAATACTACTCGATAATTAATTTCGTGTCAAATCGTAGACAAAAACTAAGCGTGTCACCAAAAGGGGATAAGGTGACACGCTCAGAAAGTGGAAAAGGGGATAACCACTTTTTTAGTTCGGAGTCTGAGGAGAAGGGAGAAAACCTCGCTCGACGAACATCTTTAGCCTAGCACAAAAAAGTTCAGTTTGTGACGGCAGGTCAAAAATTATTTCAGCACTTACCGCAGACTTTATTTCGAGTGTATTCCATCTCAAAAATAGTAAATTCTGCACCGCAACGCCAGCAACATAAGTGAATGAGTGCCATTAGCCCTCATCTCCGTAGTCAGGGTCTGAGTCCTCATAGGCAGGGAACTCATACTCATTGTCTGACTTGCAGACTCCGCAAGTCCATACGCCCCTGCGACCCCAATCATCAAAGTAAACATCTACTTCGCCCTCAAAGGTACAATCTGTTTCGTTGCCCTGCTCGTCACTAGTAACGCCCTCGCAAGCCAATCCGCTCACTACGCAACTATCCGAGTAGATACCTGACCCCACCATTGAGCCACCGTCTGTATTCCACATTTTGTTCTCCATTCTTATCGCCCCTTGCGATAGTCTGATTCTATCGGATAACCTGACACCGTGTCAAGTTACTTCGTGCAACTACTATCGTGTTCCAATTCGTTGCCGTTATCGCCTACGCCGTAGCACTCGTCGCACGTTACGTCAGCGACTAGCCCTAATTCCTTAGCGTACTCCGCATTAGTTTCCAGTAGCCATTGAGCAATCTCGTCTAGCCATTTCCAAGGCTTCTCCACAATGTATTCGTAATCGTTGCCACTAGCGTTAGCGTAGCCACCTACGACCTTTGCGTATTCCACTACGCCGTAATTCTGAATTGCAAATTCCACAATCTGAGCATTTGGTGAGTCAATCATTTCATTCTCCGTTTTCTTATCGCCCCTTGCGATAGTCTGATTCTAGCGTATTTTGTATCTGAGTGTCAAATCAGTAAGTCAGCGTGTGGTCAAAGTCGCACTCAGGGCATACACCCTCGACTTCGCCCGCTTTTCTGTCCACTGGCTTGTCGTACTGCGTGTTACAAAATCCGCAAGCGTAAACCTTTGGGTAGCACTCAAAGCAAGTCTGCTCTGCTCCGCAACCATACATTTTATTCTCCATTTCTTATTGCCCCTTGCAATAGTCTTATCTTAGTGCCTAACTTACTTCGGTGTCAAATCGGCTTATCCCTCACATTTGTGAGGGTCGCCATTACGCCAGCCATTCAGCGTTCCGTATGCTTCGCAATCGTTGCACTGCCAGTAGCCATCTGTCCTGTGCCAAATGTTTAGGCTCATTTTATTCTCCGTTTTCTATCAGCACCCCTTGCGCTGATAAGAGAATACTACACCCACCCACCGACAACCGCAAGTCCAAACAGATAACAGTTTGGTAACAGATTTTTTCCGGGCAGCCATAAACTGAACTTTTTTAGCCAGCACCCCGCACTCGGAAAATGGCAAAAGAAAAACCCCGCATTTCTGCGGGGCTTCTCCGTAAACTTAGACTAACTCGAAACTATCTACGACTGGCTTGGTTTCCATAGTTTCCCATAAGTTCCAATGGCTTGCCAGAATCTCAAGTGCCTTAGCGTATGAGTGACATTCGAAAGTGTATGGTGTTCCATTTACCGTGATGACTAGTGAATTAAACATTTGTTCTCCTTTTTGTTTCTTGCTACCGCACCTTGCGATAGCAATAGTCTATCATACCTGACTGACAGATGCAAATCGGTTATGACACCGACTCGATACTGACTACATCAGATACGAACTGGTTCAGGTAATCCTGAATCTGTGCTTCCTCGTCGTTCCAGTTGTCCTCGTCAATGGTGACGATTACTCGGACTGTCGCGACTACTTCGCGTGTGATTGCTGGATACATTCTGTTCTCCTTTTGTTCCCAGCCCCTTGCTGGTAAAACCAATTCTGCCATACTTTCGACCCCGTGTCAAGTCCAAAAGATAACAATTAGGTAACGCCCCTTCGAGCGCGCACGGGCATAAACTGAACTTTTTTAGGTCAGCCGGGTTTTTGCAAAAAAAAATCTACCCCGAAGGGTAGATTAGTTTTTGAGGGATTACTCCCCTCGGTAGAGGTCGGTACGGAATAGTCCGTATCCGTACTTTTCTTGCATACGCTCGAAAGCGTTGATAAGAGTGGTAGCGGAAATAGAATTAGTGTAGAAATCGTTAAGAGTGTTAATGATGGTACGGCGAACCTCGCCGTTGGCGTTTGGGTCAAATGTGACCACGGTAGAGAATGAGTGGTTGCCAATGGCAACGCGGTTGTAAATTCCATTGTCTAGTGACTTAATCATAATTGTAAACCTTTCGAGTTTGTACCGAGTCCCCTTGACTTGGTAAACCAAGTTTATCATACCTTGCAAGTCAATGCAAATCGACACACCGCAAAAACAAAAACCCCCTTTCGGGGGCTTTTGCTTAGGGGAAAGATTAGGCAAGCACTCGCGCTGGCAAGTAATCTCGCAGGTAGTCAAGTTGGGACTCCGTAAGTCCGATAGTTTCGCCTTCCTCGTCGTGAGTGGCTAGGAATACGTCACCAACAATAATGTCCGTACCTGCACCCCACTTTGCCCAATACATGAAGGTGGCTAGTCGGTTAGGCGTTAAACCGATTAGTTTGCCTTCCTCGTTGAGCCAGATGTCAATGTTCTGCTCTACGTTGGCACATTCGATGTAGCCCTGAACCGAGTCACGAAGTAGTTGGTATGAATCACCAATTTCGAATTCTTTCCATTCGATAGTTTCGTCTGCCTTGATTAAAAGACCCTTTTGCATTTCATCTCCTTTTTCTTTATCGCCCTTTGCGATAGGTAAAGTATCTCAAACTTTTGCCTTCATGTCAAGTCGAAATGAAAATTAATTTTGGCAGCGTCAGAAAATTTTTGCCTTCACCTAAAAAAGTTCAGTTTATCCGCACCCATTTTTTGGGGCAAAGAAATAGCCCCCCTTGCGGGGGGCGACTTCCCAATTCCTAGAAGCGACGAGCGCAGACAGGACCGATACCGCGCTCAAGCGAGTCAAGGTTCGTGAGCGGGATACCGCAGATAGCACACACGCCCGTGCGGATACCAAACTCGCTGGCTTGCTCAAGCGTGATGAGGTGGCTAAGCGTTAGCCCGCGAACGTGAGCGGAGTCGTATGACCAACTTGAGCCGACCAACTTGAGCGCGTACATACGTCCCGCGCTGGACTTCTTGACCTTAAAGACTACGCCCTGCACGAAGTAGATACCCTCGGTGAGTTCGCTGGCAGGTGCGCTAGTGCGTGGTGCGCGTGGTACATACGGCAAGTTCTTGAGTTCGCTGATAAGCGCGCTGGCTTCGGACTTGGTGAGTGTGGTGAATACAGGAAGTTCCGCGCTGATAACGCGTGAGGTCGCGAGCGACTCAAGGTACGAAATTTGGCTACTTGTAGCGGGTGAATGTGTCATGCTGACAGTTTACTCCCATTGACTGACATTTGTCAAGTCAAACGCGAAACAATTATTCACACCAAAAAATCGAGTACCCGCGCAAACTGAACTTTTTTGTTACGCACGGAAAATTTCCGCAAAATAAAATAACCCCCACCGAAGTGGGGGCTACTTTGCTGGACTTACTTGAGCGAGTCAAGCAGTCCCTCAAGCACGACAGGTGCGTCAGGTGCGGTGAGTGGGTTAGCGTTCCACCGCTTCACTTGAGCGAGTGCGTCAATGTAATGCACACGACGGGCAACGGTGGCAAACTCGTAAGTTTCCGTGTTGTAGATAACGTACCAGTCAATCGCCTTTCCGAAGGCTTCAGGTGCGATAGCGTACTCGCCCTTAGCGTTAGTTAGTAGGACTCGGTATGTTGGTGGCTTAGTCATTTCAGTTCCCTTCACTCACCGCCCCTTGCGGTGTAGTAGTAGTATTTAACCACACTTTGTGGCTAGTGTCAAATTCATTGAGAAAGAAAGCCCCCCGCGTGTTGCGGGGGACTTCCCGACCCTTAGATACTCGCTTTGAGTTCCAATACCTTAGCCCGCACTTCCTGCCAGACTGTCGTAGTCCACGAGAACACTTCCTTAGTGTCACCCTCGTAGTTATCAACGTACAACTCAACGGTGTAGATAACTTGCTCGTCGTCGAAGTGGTGCGCCGTAATCTGAGCGTCAGCGTTATCGCTAATCTCGATGTAGATGCAGTTGGACTTGAGTGGGTGAAGCATTACGTCGCTCTTGAGTACCTGCTGGATACTTGGGTGACGTAGGCGACTCAATAGGCTTGTAGTCGCTTCGCTGTATGTTGCTTGGTTCACGGTAGTTCCTTCCTTGACCGCCCCTTGCGGTATGTGAATACTCTAGCATGGATTACTGACATTTGTGGCACATTTCCAAAAAAACTTTTTTTTATTTTTTCCGCACTCCAAAAAAGTTCAGTTTGTCGCCCGCACTCTCGCTTCGCACGGCTCGCAAGTCCACTCGTCGTGCGGGTGCAAGTCGTGAGAAATCATAGCGTCCAGACACGCACGACAAGCGACCCATAGGCGACCGTAGGCTTCCGATACATAGGACTTATTCATCTCTACACCTCCCCTAACTTGTTGCCGTAAATCAACGAGTAGAACTCGTACTTAGGCTTTGGTGCTTCCTCGACGATTAGGCACTCTGCACCGCAAGTGCAAGTTCCTGCACAAGCGACGAGATGCGTACAATGCTCTGCACACTCACCGCAGTCACCGCAACGACCCTCGCGTGACCAGACTGGATACTCTGCACCGCAGGTATCACATTCTCCGCCGTCCTCGCCTAGTGCTTCCTCTGCACCCCTTGCTAGGTATTCATCAAATCCCTGTAACACTTTGTTACCTCCCTTTCTATGGCTAATACTACCTGTAATCTTACTTTGTGTCAAACTGCTGGCTCGGCGAGTATTGCGTAGGTATCCAGTTTGTCCCTGAAGTCCTCGCCGTAAATCAGGTAAGCAAGTTCTAGCCCTGCCTCAATCACCTTGTCTGAAGTTTCCTCATCAAGGAACTCGTACTCGCTTGCGACAGTTACTTCGACTTCTCCATTGTTGCCTATGAACGTGACGGTGTAGTCAATAAAGTTCACTTTGTTATTTCTCCCTTTGTGTTTGTGTGGTGGTGAGTGAGTGGGTCTATTTCTAGACCCACCCACTTGGTGACTAGAGCGAGAAAATCTCGCTGTGTGTCAGACGGATACCGTTGCGAGTCACTACTAGCGACTCGCGAGTGAAGCCCACCGTAAGCATACGAACTGCTTCTGGTGAGAATACCTTGTAGAAACGACCTACGCCGTACTCAAGGAACGCAACTGTGAACTCGGTGTCCACTCCCTTAGTTGTGTTATTCATAAGTGATACTTTACACGAGTCCACTGACAAGCGCAAGTCCAAACAGGTCACATTTTGGTAACGAAAAATTTGACCTCCGCGTGAAACTGAACTTTTTTAGAACCCGCAAAAAAGAAATCCCGCCGAAGCGGGACTTCCTGAGTTCTAACTTCCTAACTCAAAGATGACTTGACGCACTCGCCATAGATGTGGGAAGCAATCAAACCATTCCTTGACTCCGTAGCCACCCTCGCAGGTTTCACCAATCACCCACGACCAACCGTCAGATAGTTCCTGACGCTGTACGACATACTTTCCGTCTAGTGACTCGTAGTCGTAGTGCTTGCTCTTGCGGAGTTTGGACTCGTTTACTCTTAACATCTTTACCCCTTCCCACTTGCTGTACCGCCCCTTGCGATAGGGATAGTTTAGCGCACTTAACTTTCGCTTGTCAAATCGTGTTCATGCTCGTGCGTGTCGGCAATCTGCTCAAGATAAATCTCCGCGCCCTGACCGTAAAACTGGTAGCCCTGTGGAAGTCTGTCTGATAGGTACTGACCTGCGACCATAGCCACATACCGCAAGTCCTGCAACATCTCCTGTGTAGGGTGTCCATCAAGGAAGGTAGGCTCGTCCTCTTTCCACACTTCCAACTCAACATCAAATCCGTGTTCTATCGCAAGGTTCACGATAGCCACATCAAGTCGTAGTTCACTTGTTTCTTTTACCACTCCATCGGCAAGCCAAGACTCGACCAACTCCGTGGAAAAAATTTCAGTTATTTCCTCGCTCATTATTTTCCCTCCTCCTTGTCTTGGACAATCAAATCGCTGACGACATACGCCGAGCCACCCCTTGCCCTATTTTCGTATCGTTCTGCGATAAATCTTGCTACGCTGAGTCGGCACTCGTCTGACTCGTCCTGAACTTCGTTCCAATCGGCTTCTGTCCAAGTCGAAACATCTATGATTTCTAAATCTTCCGCGTCACCAAAACTTCCGTCTGTGGCAAAGTATGCTCTGTTGCTCATTTCTATTCTCCTTTTTGTTTGTTTGTTTGTTCGTGGTATTTCCACTTGGCTAAGTGTAGCGTACCCCCCTGACATCTGTCAAGGGGACACACCGCACAATCTTATTCGTCCTCGTCCTCGTCCTCGTCCTCGGCGCAATCCTCGCATTGGAAATTGGAGTCAAGTGCGCCATTCTCGACAAGCGTCCCGCAACTCTCGCACTCGTCCTGCTCGTCCTCACGGCAGTCGTCGCAAGTTCCATCGTAGTCCGCACCAATCTCACCGCATAGGTCGCAGAACTCGTCCTCGTAGCCCTGTGGGATTATGCTGTCGAACACGCTCTCAGGAGTCAATCCATCAACAGTCGTGACTGACTGCACGAACTTCAGACCGCATGAGTCGTTGTACCAAATCTTGATTAAGGCAAGCATTTCGTCAGCGTCCAAATCGGTGACAAGGAAACTTCCGTCCTTTCCATAGCCCCACTCGGCACTCTGCTTGACTTGCTGGTCGTCCATCAAGATGTAAATCTTGTGGCAACCATCAAATGAGATGCCCTTTGCTTCAGATAGTTCTGCTTCTACTTCTGACCAAACTTGCTCGAATGTCTTTGACATTTCGTTTCCCTTCGTTTTCAGGTATCGCCCCTTGCGATACTCGTAGTTTAATCGATAACCTTGCTTCGTGTCAAATCGAGATTACGCGCAGTCCGCAATCGCGTTTCTGCGCTGTGCTGACCTGTCACGATTGCGTCGTGTGCGCCTGTCCGCGAACTTCGCAGACTTCTGGTTGAGGACGTAGTGTCCGCGACCTGTCACTAGGCTATCTAGTGGGTTCTTGCTCTTAGCCATTTCTGACTCCTTCCGTGTGTGTAAGAGAATTGTAGCATACCTGACTGACAAGTGCAACTTAGTAAACGTGATACCAAGCCTCTGCTCGTGCTTCGTGGCACGAGTAGCATACGAACTCCGTAGGTGCGTAGCCATTGTGGTCAATGACCTCTGTGGCTAGGTTCTCGCAACTATCCTCACAAATCTGACCCGCAGGTATCTCGATTGTCTTAGCCATTTCAGTTCTCCAATCTGATTGCTCCCTGCAATCTCATAAGAGAAGTATTGCAGTTTTCCAATCTCGTGTCAAGTCGAAACCAAAAAAAGTTTTTTCGTGTCCCGCGTCCTAAAAAAGTTCAGTTTTCCGGGAAACAAAAAATCTCGCAGACTACCTCACGGAAGTCCCTCAACGATAAGAAACTTTTTGCTTAGTAGTTGTATCTGCGAGATTGTTGTAAGCGAGTTTTTTCTAGTTCACCGTGCTTAGGGTGGTTGCCCTGTATTTTTCCTGCTGGCACAGACTCCCGTCAAGGCGAGATTTTTAGTTTAGTGACTCGTGACTTAATGGTCACGCTTCAGGGTTATGAAGCCCCATAGCCATAGACATCAATGACCTTGTAGTCAATCCGCTCAAACCAATCGGCAGAGCATCGGCAGTTGCCCTCTGTGAACCCTGCTACATCGCAGTCTGAGCAATCTGTCGCTGGTCGCGTGTAGTTCAGGTAGATGTCGTAGTCGCGCACATCAACAGATAAAACCTCAAACTCGCCACTAGGCGTTGAGATGTAGTCGCTTGCAAAGTGGCGTAGGTAGGCTTCGACCGAACCTAGAACAACCGTTTCGTCATTCAGTAGTGTCGCGAACTGTGTTGGAAAGTGTGACATTTAGTTCCCCTTTTTCTTTGTCTGCCGTATTTCGGCTTCTGGTAGAAGCATACACCCTGCACCTGACATCTGTCAAATGCAGGGCTATGCCGTGTCTTATTCGCTTATGGATACTAGGCGCAACGCTTCAGCGTAGGCATCTAGCAACGCTTCACGCGTGGGTGCTAGTTCGTACTCAAATCCGTAGGACGACGTTTCCGTACCACCGTAGATGAAAGCAACAAACTTGCCAGACTCAAACTCATTCTCAAAGAAATGAAAGTCGAAGTCCTCATTGAGATTGGCGATGAGCGAGTAGCCCTGACCAAAATCAAACTGCATTGTGAACCGTGCGTCCGCAATTCCCCAAAGCGTAGTGCGTACTGCTTCAGCGTGAGCGGTGATGAAATCTAACAAGGTGTTTCCCCTTTTCTGTCGGTGTCCCTCACCAACAAGAGCAACACTACACCCAAACACCGACAGATGCAAATCGAACCAAAAGTAGCGTGTCGCCAACCGCCCGCCAATCCCCTTCCCTAAAAAAGTTCAGTTTGTTCCCGCGCGCAAAAAACAAAAATACCCCGACCGTAGTCGGGGCATTTTCGTAGGGGTTAGGAGACTTGCACTAAAAGTTCTTTCGCTTGCTCAACCGCTTGGGCAAGACCGTCACAAACAATTCCATCATCAACGTACGAACCGTCAATGACCTCGACAACCTCGAACCAATTATTGTTCACCCAGATGTCTATGCCCTCACGCTTCCAATGTTCCGTGAGTGCTTCCAGTTCCGTGTCCGTCTTGGCGTGGTGCATTAGTGCATCTGTGTATCGAACCGTGTCGTACATACCGTCAAGCAGTAGTCCGTCTATGTCAGGTTCAGGAATGTGCAGTCGCATCTCGCCCACCGCAAGCACCTGAAACTCTTTCACGCCGTCTGTGATTGTGGCAACCCTGTCCACGTCACCGAAGCAGTACCACGCCGAGTCGTCCTGTCCGTCCCAAATCGCAGTATCGTATGTAACCGTTACCGTACTCATTACAGTTCCTCGCCGTCTTGGTCTTGGATAATCAAATCTTTAATTCTGTCGGCAGGGAAATCGTCTTGAACCCACGCCTCAATCTGTTCCATAACTTCTTCTAGCGTTACGGTACGCAAGGTTTCATCATTTTCCGTAAGTCTTTCCACGATGTCTTGGACATCATACGAAATAACTTTCATAACATTTATGCGTTCTGGTAAGTTGCTCATTAGTTACCCCCCTCTGCTAGTTCTCGCACCTCAAAGTGCTGAGTGTCGCTATCCGTGTTGCGCCATTCGGCAAGGTCAATCTCGTTCGCTACGGACGAAGCCGTGTCCTCATCTGGTGCTTCTACGATAATCTCGTATGACTCCAGTAGTTCTAGTGTTACTAGGTACTTCATTTTTTCTCCTTCTGGCAAGTCCCTCTTGCCGATACGCATAGTCTAGCGGACTTCGCTAGCCGTGTCAAATCTATTTGTATTGCTCTAGTTCGTTATTGTTTTGGTGGTCGCCGTCACCGCAATCTACGCACGTTCCCCAATCAAGTGGGTTAGTGCAACCGCACTCGCAATTACATTCCGTGTCTAGTTCCGCTTCTGGAATGTAGCCCTTGCGTGGTGATACGTCACCCTTGCTTGCTTGCCACTTCGCCATTTTCTCTCCTTTTGTTTTCTTGGCTAGCCCCTCTAACCAATAATCAGATACTACACCCAACCGCACAATCTTGTCAAATCGTGCGGTGGGTGCGTGTCGTGCTAGTTCTCTGGTCGGTATTCCTGATTGCCCTCACACAAACTACAAAATGGTGTGCAGTCAAATCCGCCCTCATGGTTTGGACAAACTACTGTCGGTGGTAGTACCACCAACTTTGCCAACTGCTCCTCAACCTCAAGGTAGTCCTCTTGGTAGAACGGCAACAGTTCGCTGTCTGGGTCTAGCCATTGTTGGGTCTGCTCGTCAAAGAAGTACCCATTGTGAAGTACCGCGTCCGCCGTGTCCACATCTACTGTGAACGTCTTACTGAGTGAGTCGTATGTGACTACATAGTGGTACTGCATTAGTTCTCGTCCTTTCCAAACATTTCCAAAATACTGTTCAGCACTTCCGTAGATAGGCTGTCGATAACGTCCTCGTCAATTACTTGTGACCAGTCGATGTTCATTTTTCTCCTTTTCTGAAGTGTCCCTCACTTCATACCTGAATACTACTCGCTATCTATCTCCGTGTCAAATCGAACACGAAACTATTTTTCCGCAACCTTCGCTCACAAAAAAGTTCAGTTTGTGAGAGAGGGAAAGGGCGGGTTTCCCCGCCCCCTCGCCTACCAACTACTTGAGTAGTAGAAGTCCCATTCCTCTGGAACGGTTTCGAGCAACCGACTCAACAACGCAATCGTTGAGTCCACCTGCTCCCAATACCACTCGTCAATCTTTGTGTCACCAAAGAAAAATCCTGCTTGTGGTGGTAGCAAGTCCTCTGCCACATCTGGGTGGTGAGCGTTGCTTACCGCCTTGCAAGTAATGAGCAACTCCTTGAGTTGGTCGCGACTAACGTGATAGCGACCGCAGTTATCCTCGCCACCTTGCACGTTATCCACGAACCATTGGTGAACCTGATTAGCCTTACGCCAGTATCCAACCCGTACGCTGATACTTGCTGACGGCACATAGTCGTCCACGAATGACTCCGCATTGACTAGCCGAAGTGCTTCGCCCAGTAGTTCTTTTTGCGAGTTACCACTAATGTAGTTCTCCGCGTGTAGGTATTGGTCTAATCCCATTTCTATCTCCTTTTTGTTTCTATGAAGTGTCCCTCACTTCATACTGAAATCTTAGTGCATGACTCTGACATCTGTCAAATTGACTCGTACTCGTTCACTTCCGCGCTTAGAAACTCATTAGCAACGTAGGTGAATTCGTCCTCGTCTGTGACGAACACTCCGCCAAGCACTACGCAATCTGACAGCACCGCAAGTCTAGCAAGAGCGACTGACAAATCTTGATACTTCTCTGTCCACTCGTTGATTACATAATCGAAGCAAGTGAGTTCGTACCCGCCCGCAACCTGCGTGATAGTTGCTTGAGCCTTGCCTCGTAAGTCAATTCTGATTAGTTCCATTGTGTTCTCCTTTTCTAAAACCAAACTTACCCGAAAAACAGATTGGTGTCAAATCCATTTCTCGCCGTGTCGCCGTACTAAAAAAGTTCAGTTTGGCGAGATGAGAAAACCCGCGCGCTCTGCGCGGGCTTCTCGCTCGGACTAGAGTTCCATTTCGTCAATCCAGTCCTGCCCAATCTCTAGCCAGTTCACCTTGTCAAAGTCGCCAATTTCTTCCTTTGCCCTGTCGGTAAACATCTCGCCGAAACTACGGAACAACTCGATGATTTCTTCATCGGTGCTGTCCTCGCTGGTGTTCAACTGAACCTGTCCGTTGATAAATCGGTACACGCCCTCGTCGTTTGAGAACAGCAAGTTCGCTGACCAAGTTTCGCGGTTCGTCCAGCCGTTGTATGTGTCTGACATTTCTATCTCCCTTGTTTTTATTTTGGTGTCCCTCACCAGTAATGTAATTATTGCACACTTCTCTGACATCTGCAAATCGTGTGCAGGGTAGCGTGTCGCCACCCTGCCACGACCACGAGCCTAGAGTTCGGTGACTACGAACAACTCGCCAACCTCGTAGATGTTGCCATCATTCATCGGTGCGAGCATACGCTCAACGTACAGTTCCGCGAGTTCGCGGTCTAGGAACAGAGCCGTACCAACTTCCTTGTTGCCACTTTCGTCTGTCCAGTTAATGTTGAAAACCTTCACGGCTTCCCCTTCCCGTTAGCGTCCCTCGCCAACAAGAGAAAGACTACAGGAGAGGACTGACATCTGTCAAATCGAAAATAAAACAGCGTGTTGCGCGGGATACTAACCAGCCGATTACGCTCTCGCCAGAAAAAAGTTCAGTTCCCGAAAACGAGAAAACCCGCATCTCTCGATGCGGGCTTCTACGGTTCTATCGCGGGCTGACACACGCTGGAAGGACGTTACCCTCGACAGAAGTCTATTCAGTTATCCGTTACGGTTTCCCATAGCGGTGAGTGCTTTCGCACACGCTCGTCCGATTGCATCGGCGGTAGCGGTCGGATTGAGAACGCCAGCCAGCACTTCGGCAGACGTACCGCGCACTAAGTCCTGCGCGTTCCGTCCGTTGTCGAACGGTATCCATACTACCGCAACGCCGTTCTGCTGACATTCGGCAAGCCATTGCTTCGCGTGTCGGGTCTCGTCTGGCGTGTAGCAAGCATCAGAGACAACCACGAGCAAGCGCGCGCCGTTGCCGTTGAGCAGACTCAACTCGCCGTCAATCGCCTTGAACGCCCGATTAAACTTTTCCGTTCCGTCAGGTGCTGTGTAGACCGTAACGTCCGTTAGGTGCTGTCCAGCCTTGAGCGTAGGGAACACGTCCGCGCCGTAGTAGACCATCGCCGTACGACCCTGTACGCGCCGTACCGCTTCGGACATAACCCACGCCGTCGTAGCCATCGGGTTCATCGCTTCGCTCATTGAGCCAGAGATGTCTACCATCACGCCGACCGTAAGCGTTGGCTCGTCCGTACTCTTGCGGACGTTCCTACGCCACGCTTGAGCCTGTGGCTGGAGACCGCGCGCCTTGAGTGCTTCGTTCTGCACGATAGCGCGAGTCCGTAGGCGACCGCCGGGGACGTTCGACCGTACCTCAACGACATCGCGCTCGCGGTACTTCGCGCGCTCTAGTGCGCTCGCTACCTTGACTGCGCTTCGGCGTTCGTCTGCCGTAGGCTTGCGTACCTCGCGAACCGCGCTACGAGTCTTAGTGCTTGACGATGGCCCGGTACCTTTACCGAACACATCGCTCGCCACGCTCTCATGCTCACGCTGTTGCTTCGCGCCCTTGTTGCGCTCTTGCACTTCGTCTTTCCAGTCCTCTGACTCTTGCTGGTCAGCAAGTTCCGAGAAGTTTCCGACAGATACTTCATCGCTGGCTTCGCTCAACTTCTCAAGCAAGTCTTTAACTACTTCAGACAACTCGCCACCTGTGCCACCTGACGTTGCATCTGAACCACCCTCTGTGTTGCCCTCGTCCTCGCCACGTTCTGACTTGAGTTCGCGGACAATGCGCGCCCACTCAATCGCAAGTGGGTGAACAGGTTCGATGTTGTAGTGCTGGTCGTGAGTGATGAAACTTCTGATGATGTCAGACAACTTCTCAACAACATCTAGACCCAAGAAGTCCTCAATGAAGTCTGTGACTTCGCGTACTTCGTCCCTGTCCAAGATGCCACCAATGATGCGACCATGTACGAGACCAACCAAAGTTGTGATGCTCTGAACATCGCTGGTGCTTTTGCTTGCGCTTGACTCAAAATCGCCAATGACAATTTCCATCGCGCACGAACGTAGGAACGTGCGGTACTTTGAGTCAAGTGCGAGACCCTGCGCTTCGATACGCGACTCCTCAAGTAGCACGAGTGCTTCGTACTCGTCTGCCTTGAGCATCGCGTATGAGTTCTCCAAGTTCCAACGTGAGAACCGCGCGTGGAACGCTTCGTGAATTACCGCGCCAGTTGCCTTTGGGAATTCGTATTGTGCATCGCGAGTGCTGAAGTCACCAATGAGTGCTGGGCTGACTCCGAAACCGAAAGCAACATCTGTGTTTACTTCGACTTCGGAAATCAATGGCTTGTAGCAAGCAGGAGCGTTGCTACCTGCGATAGGACTAGCAAGTCCTACTAGGTCGTAGCGACCTGAAACTTTATTTGCAAGTTCGGCAATCTGTGCGCCAATCTTGTACCACTCTGGGTACGTTGTACCTGAAGTCGTGGTGCGTGTGTCAATGTGTACCATTCGTCATTTCCATTCTGTGTCATTTGTGAGTCCCTCTGACCCACACCTTGATTGTAGTGCATAAGTATTATCCCTGTCAAATCGGGTGTTAGGGGAGCAGGTACACCCAATGAAACCTGCTCCCCACCCTGTGCGAAAACCTAGTAGGGACTCTAGATTTTCGCTGGCTTGTATTCCGCACCAAAGGCACGAGATACAACATCTGCAACGACTGGTCTGTCCATCTCTGGAGCAGATGCAAGCAGGTTCTGGATACCAAACTGTAATCCGAACGTACCTACGATGTCGCGGAACGCGAGCAACTCACGCATCTGTGGAGACCATGAAGTCTCACCAGACTCTTGCTTCTTGCTCAAGTTCTGGGCAACTGTGACCATCGTGGTCGGAACGCCTAGCGTACGAGCCAGCGACCAGTCCGTACCCATCTCTGCTTGTAGCGTGAAACGAGATAGCAAGGCTTCTGACAACCGAACGCCGGGGGCGTTTGGATTAGTCGCGCCAACGACGTAGAAGTTCGGGTGAACCTTTACAGTTCCCCTGTCAGGGTTCGCTGTAATGGTGAGTTCACCGCGACCGTCCATCACGCCATAAAGACCTGAAAGTTGCTTCGGGTCAATAAGACCAATCTCGTCGATGAATAAGCAAGCACCCTCCTCGATAGCGCGCACAAGTGGACCATCGACCCACTCGAAAGCACCACTTGGAGTCTGGACGTAGCCACCAACGAAGTCTGACATTTCGATGTCAGCAGTTCCGAGAACGGTGTAGATGTGTTCACCGAAAGATGCTTCGATAAGCGCAGTCTTACCTGTGCCGGGTGCGCCATAGAGCAACGCGAACATAGGCGAACCTGCGTTGTTCTCAACTGCGAAAGTTGTTGCTTCGCGAGCCTTACGCAAGATTGCTACATCTTGGTTTTCTCCCCACTTGCGAGCATGGTACTTGCTACCATTCGGACGAGTGTAAACCTCGTCTGTGGCTTCAATAGTAACGCTAGGCGTTACTACCGCGCGTGGAGTGCGAGCAGTTCGTGGAGCGCGTTCTGTGTAGCGACCAACTGGAGTCACCTGTGCGTTCACGCGCATCGCAGTATCTGCTGACGTTGATTGCCCTACGCAATCGCGTAGCAGACTTGCAAAGTCGAAAGCGTGCTTCGTGTAAATTTCTGTTGTTGTAATTGAGTTCATGGTATCAGTCCCTTTCTAAGCCTTGAACAATTCTGGATAATTGAGTGATGTTTTCATCTGACCAATTCGGTAGACAATCTTGGTAGGTGTCTTACGAATACGAACGTCTGCCAAATCTTTCTTTGATACTTCCACAAAGAAAGGCTTTGCCACGAGTTCGCTAGTCATAGCGATGCGCTTCATTAGAAACTCAAGAGTCTCTAGTCTGTTGAGCAGAACCTGCTCTGTTGTCATACCATGCTCGTCTAAGAGTGCGCGACCAAGAGTGGCAATCTGCCATTGCTTCTTGGGCTGTGTCGCTGATAGTCGGCGGTAGAAAACAACGCCATTCACAAAGTGACCTGCTTCGTCAATGCCATCTGGCGTAACGAACATCTGCACAACCTGTGCGTATGGGTTCTTGAATTCCGCGTACAAGGCAGAGCCTTGCACTTTCTTGTCTGGGTCTGTAATAAACCCTGCTGGTGCTGTCGTCATTTTGGGTGTTTGTCCTTTCGTCCCTTTTGTGTGTCCCTGTGACACAAGTAGTACCTTAGCGTATTTTTGAAATGGTGTCAAATCGGGGAGTGAGGTGAGAGGTTCTCACTCCCCAATCTGACTTCTATCTACTTGGCGACAATGATGTCGTAAGTAGAAGTCTTGGAGCAGGTCTCAAAGGCTTCTGGGTGAGTTGCCTTGAGAAGTGCGCTGTCGATACTTGACCGAGTGCGCGGTGCGAGTTCCACAACAGGAAGTCCGTACAGAGTACCTGTGACTGCTGTGCCGAGAAGTTCTCGGATTTGAGCATCAAGTTCTGACTTGACCTTTTCAAGTTCCTTGATTGCGAGTTTCGCATTTGCGAAGTTCACCATCAAAGTTGAGATGTTGGTGTTGTCAAGAGCAACTGTGGTTGTCTCTGTCGAAACTGTGGTCGTGGTGGTTGTTACTGATGCGCTCATAACTGGGCGTATCCCCTTTCGTGTTTCACTTCGATAGACCATCTAACGAAGTAGTAGTACTCTAGCATACCTCTATGACATTTACCAAATCGAGTTCTGCCTATTCAATTATTATTCAGTTTTTGCTTACAGAGAGAACACTAGCGACTTTCTTGCTTCGTGTCAAATCCATTTAGAAACTCTTACCTGCGTGTTCCAAATCGGCGCGAGTAACAATTACTGTGTTGAAGCAATCATTGCAGATACCTATGACACTTTCGTCCTCAACGTCAGTTTCGACTTCAAGGTCGTCTACATAAGTCTGCGTACAGCAGTTATCGCAGAATGAATACACTGCTGGTCGCGCTTTGATTAGGCTGTGAATGTTCACGGCATTTCTCCTTTGCTTTGCTGGTGTCCCTCACCAACAGAACAGATACTACACGAAACCACTGACAAGCGCAAATCGAACACGAAACTATCTTTAGGTATTGGCCAGGCACGGCCTGGCGCAAATAAAAAAGTTCAGTTTTTTCGGCTCAAATAAAAAAGTTCAGTTTGGGAAAAAAGAAAGACCCGTGTAAACCTCGCGGGATTTACTTAACGGGTCTATCTTTACGCGGATAAGGAGAGTTCCGCTTCGGCTTCCTCAGGAATCCAGATGTACGGAAGGTTATCTGGAACGTCGGAAAAAAGTTCAGAATAGTATTCGGGTGCTTTTCGCAGAAGATTCGAACGGTGCGAACGGTGGAACGCTTCGTTACCAATGAACCACGGTAGGTCGTCTTTGTACTCCGTCACTTCCAACTTCGACACAAAGTACGGGAACAGGTTGTCAACGTATCCGCGGGACTTCCACTCCGTCGACATTACCATTCCGTAGTAGCAGAGCAACCGTTCATGCCCGCTCCACATCTTCGTGGCAGGATGGTTTCTCCAACCCGTGCTCTCGCCCGTTAGTGCCATCAGTATCTGCTTGGTCTCAACCCGTTGCTTACCGAGCCGTCGGTAGTCCAATGCGCTCGCCGTCTTCGCAAAGTCTGCGTACGGTAGGAACGTCTGCATTACTTACGCTCGCCCGTTAGGTCCCTCGCCTTTGCAAGCAGAAGGTCGAATTCGTAGCGGGTATTCTCATAGTCCGCTTGATTGCGGTCGGTCCATAGAAGCGGGTGTGCCTCGCCTGTGCCGAGCCGTTTGCTGATGTAGTTTTTAATATCGGTTAGTTTCATAGCACCATCATAGATGATGGCTCGCCGTGTGTCAACTCCGTTGCAAACCGTTTCATAAGTTGTTCAGCAGCGGAACCGTTGCACGCCGTCTTATGATTTCCCGGTCTGTCGATAGGCAGACCTGAGCCTAGCACGCCCGTCAAGTTTTCTCAAGCCGTTACGCTCAGAGCGAACGCCGTTTGCCGATTCGAGTTCTTCGGTCTAAGGGGTTCTCGAAGTTATAACTTCCGGGGTATACCTAGTCCGCTGCGGCTGCCCGTGCACGCCGCTAAAAAAGTTCAGTTCTCAGAAGCGCGCATTGCGTTAACCAAAGCGGTTGCGTGATTCGCCCTCGCCGTTACACGGATATGTTCTTCGCGGGTCTTCGCTAACGGAATGTCAGCGGTTAGCAATGTAGCAAGTTCCTCAGCGGTGTCAAGCATTTCTTTAAACGTCATCCGTCTCGCCGCCTTCGCTACCTGAGTCATCTGCAGATGTTATAACTTCCGGGGCAGCCGTCTGAGTTTTGTCAGGGGTGTCAGGTACAATCTCCGCTTCTTGAATTTCTTCGGCTGCGGTTAACCGTTCTTGAAGGCTCGCCGCTCCTGCTGCTAAACGGGCAAGCCGTTCTGCTACAACAACATGTGGTGGACGCGCATCCGTTACTTCGATATCAACACTGAGGTCCGTTCCTCCGCGCACGCCAGCACGGTCGAGAATCTCCGTCGCCGCTTTTAACTTAACGGGTTCCGACTCAGCGTTCTCCATCATATCTTCGAGAACGTCAACAGCGTACGGTGCTGCTTGAATCAACTTCCGTCTCGCCCGTTCAACATCTTCGCCCGGTTTGCGGACGGACTTGAGATGGGCGCGGCACAAGCCGTCATCCTTGATTCGTCCCGACGACCACAACATGCAGCGGATACCGTCATCCTTGACAATTCGGCAGCGGGCTGGTAATACAGCGGGTTGCTTTTGGCTCGCCGTTATTTCGTTTTGTTCCGCTACCCAACGACGGGTTGCACCGATAACCCAAGGCGGAGTTATTTGACACGCCGCTTCATCGAGTACTAAGTCCACGCCCGTTAGGTAATCTGAGTTTGGATTCTTCGCATCCGCTAGAAGCGGTCGCTTCTCAGCAAGCGAAAGGACACGCCGTTCGCGCATTGACTCTTGGCTGCGGGCTGCAATCAGACCCGTTGCTCCACCCGTTGCGTCGTAGACGGCATCCCAATTTAACTTGGCACGCCGTAGTGTCGAGCGGTTATCATATGTATCTTCGCACACGCCGCGTTCGTGTTCTATAATACCAAGTTCCGACAGGTCGGGTCTCAGGTCTAGTGGAGTATCGACGCGCGGTTGACCATCCGTTGGGTCCGTTGTCTTGCCCTCAGGCTCAAACTTAATAATGTCTTCCGACACGCCGTCTCCTAAAAAAGTTCAGTTTCTGTCGGCTCGCCGATGCTCGCCGCTATCATACTTTGTGTCATTTGTCAAGTCGGTCTTATAAGAAAGCGACCCGTCGAGATGACGAGCCGCCTTCGAGGGAAAAGATATTATGGCTTCTTTGGAGCAGCCGTCTTCTTTGCTGGTGCAGCCTTCTTCGCTGGAGCCTTAGCCGTTGTCTTCTTGGCTGGTGTGCTCGCCGTCTTCTTCGCTGCTGGTTTCGCTACTGGCGTAACCTGCTTGATGGTCGCCGTTACTGTAGCCCCAGATGTTGTGGTCTTTGGTGCTTGGACCAGTACGGTTTGGACTGGTTCGATGGTCTGGTTTGGTTCCGTTGTCTCGCCCGCAAGTGATGGACCAGAGCGACCCGTTGCGCTAGAAGCGAAACTGGTAAGGACGGAAAGAAGAGCCGCTCCGCCAGCAACCTTCGCCGCGTCTACGGTTGTTGCCGTTAGCACGCCAGCCGCGTCTGCGCCAACCGTTGCAAGAAGGGTCTGGGCAAACGTCTTTACGGCACGTTCAAACGTCGCCGTTAGGAAAAAACTATCATACATTATTTGTACTCCGTTGTCAAGTTGTATTGGATTTGGTCCAACAAACAAATGATACGCCAAAAAAGTTCGGACGAAAAAGTGGCGCGTGGTGAGAGAGGCGCACCCATTCTCGCCCTTCTATAAAGACACCCTTATAAACAAAGGGTTTTTTGAGGCTAAGATGATATGATACTTAGCCCCAAAAAAGTGTTCCTATTTCGGCGTGTCGTTAAACTTGTTTGCTATCAAAATTCCAAAGATACAAACACCAGCCGATGTCCCAAGAATAAATCCAACCACAAAAGAAAGAATCATCAGACTTCCTCTCTACAACCGCCACACAACAAAGCATCATACCCTGTTGCAACAGTAGACGCTCTACCGTTTTGGGTCACAGGCACAGGAGTGACAACAACATCCTCCGCTTCGCACCTGTCACATTTCATTTCCACAATCCACTCAGCAGACTTTCCTTGATTCTTTAGAGCACTCAAACCACGAACCAAAGCGTGTAATGCTCCACCGCCCTCAGTCTTTCGAAGGAATGGTCGAGTTGAGTCTGCTCTCAAGACCAACCGTTCTTTCTTGCATGGACAGTCCATTTTGGATGGCTTACAGAAAGTCCGTCCAGCAACTTCCGTATGTCGAGCAGTGCTGTGACCACATAGACAAATTCGTCCATCAATAACCTTACGAGTGTTTAGTGCCGTGTCAACCCTGATGGCTTCCTCAAGGTCAATCCCAAGCACATCCCATGCATCATTCATTTTCTGTTTCCGTTTCCTTTTTTATTTCTGTTTCTATTTCTGCTTCCTCAAGCAGAATTTCGTATAGCCGTTTCATGTTACTCATCTCGTTACACACTCCTACATAGTACATCATCAAACATACTAGCACAAGTTCTATGTCTTCTATTTTTAATAAAACTATTCCTTCAATCGTTCTAAGTCACCGTTGGTAAATAACCACTATTTTTCCCACTACCCCTATAGCGCGTGCGTACGCGCGTATGGTAAAAATAGTCAGTATTACTTAATATAGTAATAGTCAATGGTCATACTAGTTGGATTTTTTATTCCAAATATATTTTTCTTCGCTAGTAAGATTTATTATTAAAATAATTTCCATTTACTTTTTCCCGCTAGTATATCCATTAAGTATTCCACTTATGACTCCTAAAATTTTTACCATTGACCATTGACTACCCTACCAATAACGACTAAAAAACTCATTATATATGTCACGTTTTAGAAATTTTTATCATCATAGAATCATCACTTGACATACCCCCACCAAACCCCTTACCATCTTCCTATGAATAATATTTATCCTTACTACCTCACTATCGAGGAGTACACAGAAGCACTCAACGCTGCTCATACTGAATACCTCAAGAGCACTCACACTTCTCTCAACGGAGTGGACACGCATCATATGTCTGACCTTGCAATTAGTAGTTCAGCATTCTTTGAATCCGCTTATCTCATCCTTGACCACATCTCATCCGCTATGCATAGCAAGATGGAGAGAAGCAGACAAGATGCAATACAACTCAGCATCAAGTATCTAGAAGACCTTGAAGCACAGATTGATGTTGACGAACCACTTTGGCATGAACCAAAGAAGTCCAAGAAGTTTAAAAAATTCAAGAAAAAGAAATAATAAAAGGAGGAATATGGAACTAAATACATACCTAGGTAAGGCAATAAATGCCAAGCGACTAGAAAAGAATCAGACTCTACGAGGACTATCTAAGAGGGCTTTTATCTCTTACGGTTATCTGTCAGAGGTTGAACGCGGTGTTAAAGACCCATCGTCCGATGTCATTAAGAACATCTGTAACGGTCTTAAGATTACCCTGCTTGACCTTATGATTGATGTTGTCCTGCTTATGCAGACGGATGCTAATGCTAACAGCACCTTAGACCTAGATAGGGAGTTACTGAATGGGAACTACGCTACCGTTAACAGTTTACTCTAGAATGGTAGAAAAGATGGGCAAGGTTCTTAGAACCTACGCTATCTATAATCCTACATCTGAAGACGACCTCACATATGTATCAAAGGTTCTCATAGAAGTAATAGAATCATCCATGCGAGAATGTTTTTCTAGAGAAATCACTGCTTGGCATGATTACGAATGTACCAAAACAGGCATTGATTGTACTTGTAGAGACCTTGCATCTATTGTTGCAGGTAGAATACTAGGAGACGAGATTGAAATTTAGTAGGCATCAAAAGAGAGAAATCAGGGATTGGTGGAATTCATTCTATGAATCATTAAGGAGTAGTTATGGCAACCCTTGATTGTCAATGCTCTCACCCAGATTATGAACACCTGCTACTAAGAACAGAGTGCCTAGTAAAAGGTTGCACCTGCATCAAATTTAAAGAACAAAAAAAGAAAAAAGAGGCAAAGAAAAAATGACAACACTTCCACCAGACTACATAAAGCGTTGGCTTGACCAACACGAATTGCTAAAGGCTCGCGATACTCTTCAAGACCTTAAAGAGTTTGTACAGACTAATAAGCGAATCGTTCCAGAAGCATATGCAACTGACCTAGCAATAAGAGATGAACTTCTATCTCTACTTAACAATATTGAAACCATCCTTGAAAGCAGAAGCAACAAGGAGTCCAAGTGAATTGCGTAATCTGTCACTCACACGTCTATGATGAATTTCTTCTTATCAACGATAAAGACGACCAACCTATCTGTCTCAACTGCGACGACCCAAAAACTATCTTTGAATGGGAACTAGAACATACAGAGGACTGGCAAGGTGCTCTCAACCGTTACCGCGGTGCTGAAGGCTGGTACGGTGTTGACCTAGTACATAACGGTTGGAAAGATACCATTATTACTACAGACGAGATGCTTTCCTATATCGACCCGAATTATAAGATTCAGCAGGTCAAAGAGAAGTTTGGCACACTACGTTTCTATTTCTCTACCGAACTACTAGGAACACCAGTCCTTATCATGCACGCAATCACAGATTCTGCCGAGAGAAGGTCTAAGCATGTTTGCGAGATATGCAGTAGTTTCGCTAAAATTCGCGAAGACCTAGCGTATATTTCTACGCTTTGTAACTCCTGCTACGAGGCTACACAAAATGATTAAACGTAACGCGATGCACTGCCTTGAGTGTGACCAAATTGTAGAGTCTAAGCACCGTCACGATTTCAAAGAATGCAAGTGCGGAAACGTATTTGTAGATGGTGGTCACGAGTATCTCCGATGGGGCATCAGAGATTTCTCAACCGTTGTATCTCTATCCGAAGTAGAAGAGGAAGAAGAAACAAACAAAGCCTTAGACGGTGAGCAGTAGTGGAAAATGTAGACAACAGCGTCTGCTTACATCACAAACGGTTTGTTCCATGTCGTCCCTGTCTACGCTTGGAAGCAACAGGTGAAGACTTTATAAGCGAGTGGACCGACAACCCAGAAGCAGTAAAGATAGTTTCACAATATCAAAGAGGTACTATGCATAAAGATGAAGACCTTAGGCTTATTAGTTATGGTGAAGTTAATGCACTAACTCAAGCCATTAAGCGCGTGCGCGAGTTACACAAAGAAGTAGATGCCAACGACAGCGTATGCGGTGACCCAGATTGTTGCGGTGCGTATGAAGAAGATTGGACTATGTGCCAAGAGTGCCTAGGTGATTATCCTTGCGACACAATCAAAGCGTTAGAAGGTGAAGAGTAGTGTGCACATCAGAAAATATAATCTCAGGTATCATTGTTGCTAGTACTGCAGTATTTCTTGCTGGTGCAATGACCACACTAACTTTAATGGTCATCGATGACTATAAAGAAAAGAGAAAAAGAACTAAGTGAAGATTGCATCAACTGTTGTAGAAGTACTAGTCCTTTTATTTGTATTTCTTAACTTCTGCGTAGGACTTAGCAACTACCTCTTAAATAAAAAGGAGAAGTCATCTGATGACAAAACTAAAACCAAAAAGAATTCACATCAATAGCAATACAATCCGTTCCAATAAGAAGCACGGAACTACCGACCCAGCAGTAACCGTTCGTATTGGACAAAAGGTTATCGGATACGGTCACGAGGTCTCAATCAATGGACCGAGCAAGGTTGTTTACGAACCAGAGAATCCACTAGTATGTGGTGCAAGGGTGTGGATTGAAACAGATGCAACCGTTGAGTTGTTGAACAGGGATACTCAAGAGACGAGAGTGATTAAATGAATGATAAACTAAAGCAACAAAGAATAAGGGAAATCTGTAACACCGCGGTTAGTGCTTGCACTATCACATACACAGACAATACTCTTGGTCAGAAGCAACTTGCTTTAAGAATTCTAGAAGAGTTGGATAGGGAAAATGAAAAATCCTAAAGCAATCATTGTTGATATTGATGGCACGGTTTCTCACAAAAGCGATAGAGATATCTACGACTACGACAAAGCACTTAGCGATGCACATGACCCCATCGTTCTTGAAGTAGTTCGTTCTCTTTACGAGCAGGGCTACAAGATTCTTTTTGTTACAGGACGAAGCGACGACTGTATTCAAGTGACAAGAGAGTGGCTTTCCGTTTACTGCCCTTACTACTTTGGTCTTTACATGAGACAAACAGGTGACTTCCGTAAGGACGCTATTGTCAAGCAGGAGATTTACGAAACACATATCAAGGACCAGTTTGACATTCTTTGCGTATTCGACGACCGTCAACAGGTTGTAGATATGTGGCGAGAGATTGGTCTTAAGTGTCTCCAAGTACAGCCCGGAGATTTTTAATAATGAATGATAATCCAATCGTAGAGAGCGAACGATTGTTCAGAATTCTTAATACACTGAACAGTATTCGCAGTGAAGCATACATGCGTGGAAAATCAGAACAGTTTATTCTTGGTATTCTTACAAGTACTGAAGTAATTCGCGCTGAAATTGCTGAAGATAGATATAAAAAAGACCAGAGTATTTCTTCTAAAGACTAGATACTCCACTGTAAGACCTGCTAGTATTTTAACTCTGCACTAAATCATCCCCCTAAACATGAGGTTATCTATGTCTACTGCTGTCCAATTTGCTTTCCGTCTCAATGAGGAATTTGTTGCTTCTTACAAGGATAAGAAAGCACCGTTCGGTTATCGGGATGCAGGTGGTAACTCCGTAGGCGAGATTACTTTCTTGCGTACTTACTCACGCAAAAAGGAAGACGGCACGAAGGAAACGTGGGCTGAAGTTTGCGAGCGCGTTATCAATGGCATGTACTCACTCCAGAAGGAACACTGCAAGACAAACCGTCTTCCGTGGTCTGATGCTAAGGCGAGCGCATCTGCAAAGGAAGCGTTTGACCGTCTCTTCAATCTGAAGTGGACTCCTCCCGGCAGAGGCTTGTGGGTTATGGGAACCAATATTGTTAACGTACAGAAGAACTCCGCTGCTCTGCAAAATTGCGCGTTCGTATCGACATTGGAAATGACCAAGAACAATCCTGCAAAGCCTTTTGCATTCCTCATGGAAGCGTCAATGCTTGGAGTTGGTGTTGGCTTTGATGATAAGGGTGCTGAAAAAGATTTCACCATCTATAAGCCTAAGTCTGATGTAGAAGTTTTTGCTATCCCAGATACTCGCGAGGGTTGGGTCGATTCAACTGTTGCTCTTATTAACTCTTACCTCAAGGCTGACCAGCCAACTTACGAATTTGATTACAGCCAAATCCGTCCAGAGGGCGCACCTATTGCTACCTTTGGTGGAACGGCTGCAGGTTCTGCTCCGCTAGAGCGACTTCACAATTACATCAATAAACTATTTACGGGGCGTGCTGGTGAACTTGTTACGAAGAGGGATATTGCTGACATTGGCAATCTCATTGGCGTATGCGTCGTATCTGGAAATGTACGTCGCTCTGCAGAACTCCTAATTGGTTCTATTGACGACCCAGACTTCTTGAACCTCAAGAACGCTGAAGTGTTCCCAGAACGCAACTCATACGACCCACAGGCTCCGGGCTGGGGATGGATGAGCAACAACTCTGTATCCGTATCAGTTGGTCAGGACCTTTCACCAATCGTTGAAGGCATCGCTCGCAACGGAGAACCCGGCGTTCTTTGGATGGATGTATCAAAGAAGTATGGTCGTCTTGCTGACCCAATCAATAACAAGGACCATCGCATTGCTGGGTACAATCCATGTGCAGAGCAGAGCCTAGAATCTTTCGAGATGTGCACGCTTGTTGAAACTTACCTCAACCGTCACGACTCAATCGAAGACTACAACCGCACGCTTAAGTTTGCATACCTTTACGCTAAGACCGTTACACTTCTTCCAACACACTGGGAAGAGACCAATGCAATTATGCAACGTAACCGTCGTATTGGAACTTCCATGTCTGGTGTTGCTAACTTTGCTGACCGTAAGGGTCTTCCAGTTCTTCGCGAGTGGATGGACGCAGGATACGAGAACATCAAGCGTTACGACATTCTCTACTCAGAGTGGCTAGGTATTCGCGAGTCAATCAAGACGACAACCGTTAAGCCTTCAGGTACTGTATCCATTCTTGCTGGAGAATCTCCCGGTGTTCACTGGACTCCCGGCGGTAAGTACTTCCTTCGTGCAATCCGTTTCTCAAACGGCGACCCAATGCTTCCACTTTTCAAGATGGCTAACTACCGCATCGAACCAGCCAGTGAATCTCCAGATACAACTTCTGTTGTCTTCTTCCCAATCAAGTCTGATGCAGAGCGCGCTGAAAAGGATGTCACCATCTTTGAAAAGATGTCACTTGCAGCGACTGCACAGCGTTACTGGTCAGACAACTCAGTCAGTGTTACTATTTCGTTCAACCCAGAGACTGAAGCAGAGCACGTCGGTACTGTCTTGCATATGTACGACGGTCAACTTAAGACCGTTTCATTCCTACCGTCTGGCAACTTCACTTACCCACAGATGCCTTACACGCAAATCTCTAAAGAAGATTACGAAGCAGAACTTCTTAAGTTGTTCCCAATCGACTTCACAGGTGTTTACGCAGGTATGGCTTCTGATGCAATCGGTGAAGCGTACTGCACCACGGACGCTTGCGAAATCAAACTCATTACTGAAAACCAAAAGGATAAGTAGCCAATGGCAATTCAAATCCTTAAAACAAATAACTTTGATAAGTTCATTGCAGAGTCAGAAGTTCCAGTTATCGTTGATTATTGGGCTAACTGGTGCGGACCATGCAAGATGATGCTTCCAATCCTTGAGGAAATCTCAGACGAGTATGAGGGCAAAGTAATCATTGCAAAGGTTAATGTTGATGATGAGCCTGAACTTATGGATGGAATCCGTTCGATTCCTACCATGCGTGTCTTTGTAAAAGGCAAGAAAGTAAAGGAGATTCTTGGTGCTAAAAATAAGCCAACACTCCTTACTGAACTAGCAGACCACTTAGGATAGAATAAACATATGCCTACCTACGAATACATCTGCGAGAACGAGCATCCTTACCAAGAGGTTCGCTCAATCTTTGCTGACCAAGAAGCCTTCGAGTGCCTAGAGTGCGGTGCTAAATTGAAGCGCGTATTTGAATCTACTCCCGTTACTTTCGAAGGTGACGGATTCTACGCTAAGGAAAGAAGAAAGGAATTCGGACTATGAGCGAGGAACTACAACCCCTTACGGGAAGCGTTGCTGAACTTGACCTAGCAACTCACTTCCAGATTGACAACGGAGACCACGAACGCTTCTCACATTATGTTCACAAGGACGATGTTATGGAGTCAATGGTCAACGGCACACCAAGCGTTGCACTTTGCGGTAAGGTGTGGACTCCATCCAGAGATGGAGAGAACTTTCCAGTTTGTCCAACTTGCAAGGAAATTTATCTAGAACTTCCAAGCCAAGATGGAGTTGCTTCTTAAAGCAATCGAAAGATAGTTAATACATCTTTCTTGACGCGGGTACGACGATAGACACCTGTACGCAGTCCCTTACTTTCTGCGCTTGCATAGTCTGCTGTCGTATCCGCTTCTACAGTTTCAATCCACAATGGATAACCAAACTTGCGAACGACCCCTACAATAACCCCCACCTGCAGGTCTTTCTTCTTTCCATCGAAGTCTAGGAACACCAAGTCCCCAACTCGCACCTGCCAAAATTTATACTGTTCATACTTTTTGTAGAAGTGTTCATAAGCAATCTTATTTGAAGCAAATCCCTTTTTACTTGAAACTTCAACTAGTTCGCTCTTACCCGCTTTTCCAAAACACCAAGAAATAAACATCGCAGAGTACGGCTGATTATTGAACCCATACCATCTACCATATTTGTTGTCTAGGTTCGGACCGTTGACGAACCCAATTTCTTCTAAAGCAATCTCTGCGAGTTGATTCATCACTACTCCGTTTCTACTTCAGACTTCAAACGCTCTTTACGTTCTTTGACAATATTCTTATCTGTCTTATTTTTCCAGTGTACCGTCTTAACACGGTCTACAGTAAATGAACGACACGTTGAATAGCCCTTCTTTCCACCAACAACATCAATCCATTCTGCTGTTTGCGTCTTAACATGTTTAATAAATCTAAAGCGACCAGACTCATCTTTGATAGAGAGTTCTGTTCCTACAGATACCATGCGACCATTTACTTGAATTTCATCTGTCACAATCCAAGATTCAGGATGTGCAACTACGTTTCTCTTTTTTCCCATAAACCAACTCTATCATACATCACTGACATTTTCAATTTGCGTCCCCGGTAGGACTCGAACCTACAACCGACAGGGTAGAAACCTGTTGCGCTATCCATTGCGCCACGGAGACATTACTTCATCCTATGCTACGCTATCTACATACTTTACATGCTACAGGAGAATGTATCAATGAAATTTGCTGAAGGCTCTAACTCTCAAGCAGGGCAAGAATCATTTGTATTGAATATACACGACTGGAAACAGAATGGAACTTATCTAGAGATTGGTTCTGGATTTCCAATCCAAGATTCTAATACTTACATACTTGAAAGCCAGTATAACTGGCGCGGAGTTGGTGTTGACCTAATGCAAGAAAGAGTTACTCAGCACGACAATCAACGAAAGAATCCTTGCGTCTTAACTGATGCCACTATAACAAACTACGATTCACTTCTTGATTACTACGATATGCCAAAGCAAATTGATTATCTACAGATTGATGTTGATTTCAACAATAAGACATTCGAAAGCAACTCTTTTAACACGCTAAAAAATATTCTAACTTACAGTAGAAGATTCTCCGTCATCACATTTGAGCATGACCTTTACGTTGAGTATTCAATTGACTCAAGATTCAAGGCTGGAAAAGTAAAAGAAGAATCTAGGAAGTTGCTTGAAGAAAATGGATACAAACTTGTTGCAGATAACATCCAAGACTATAGGGGAGTTCCATTCGAAGATTGGTACATTGACCCAACTGTTATTTCTTTTGATGAGTTCTTCTCTAATGTTCAAGGCTCTTCCTTATTTAATAAATAGGAACTATTAATATGCCATTACCAGTAAATCCAGAAGACTTAAGAAGTATCCCCACCGTCTCCGAGATGCTCGGAGGTAAGATAGCGCAACTTGCACGCTTCTGCGATGAACCCATATGGACTGCTTTTAATCCGTCTGTTTGCTACACAGAAGAGCACGGCTATCTTGTTCTACTCCGTTCTACCAATGGTGGTCTAAAAGACCACAGACCAGAGTGGAATAGACCAATTGGTGAGGAACTTACTAGTCCAGATACCTACAATACTCCAAGTGAATACTATGTTGATGTTTTTGTAGATGGAACTTATGGCAGCGAAAAACTGTATCGTAATAGAATGTTTATTGCAAACCTAAATCCAACAACACTTAAACTCTCTAAAATAAGAGAAGTAGATTTGTCAGAGGTATATGCTACAGTCCCATACCCTGTTACTTACGGTATTGAAGATGGAAGAATCTACAACGCGCAAGATGGACTAAGAATATCTGCAACTTTCTACGACCCAAAGAATAGTCCCATAACTAAAATTTGCTCACTGAAACTAGACCTCACAGGGAAGACTCCAAAGGCTACATCACTTGATATTTTTGATTCTCCAAAAGGACCAGATATCAATGAAAAGAATTGGATGCCAGTAGATAGGTTATCTCTTTATAATTCAGATGACATTACCTTTGATTATTGGTATAGGTCTACAGAACTTTATAACATAGAAAGCAAAGAAATAATTAATGTCGGTGGACCAGACCTACCAATCAGCGGAAGTTCTCAACTTGTTGGATTAGAGAACGGAACTATGCTCGGCATTATTCATCAAAAAGACTTAGTGCAAAAGATGCGGTTTATTCAGATAACTAAACCGACGGTTCATAGAAGATGCTACTCACATCGCTTTGTTCAGTTTGATGAGCAAGGTAGAGTCCTTAAGGTTACTGATAAATTTAACTTCCTTAATAAGAGTATAGAATTTGCATCAGGAATTGCTATTCACGAAAATAATGTGCTTGTTACTTTTGGTGCTTTAGATAGTTCTGCACATATCGCATCCGTACCACTCAAGAATATTCTTAGCAGTCTTCGGCTTCCTAAGATTTAAGGATTAGGAACTATGACACCTGAAGAAGAAAATGATGTTGAAGCCTTTATCGATTATCTTATTTCCGAAGGTGCACTTGAATACATTGGCATTGACCATAACGATGAACCAATCTACACGGTTACAAAGAAGTGCAAAGAAGTTCTTCCTGAACTCTACGACGAGCATATACAAAAAACAGATGATGCTGCTTTTTCTCTATGGCAAAAGGGTTTGGTTGAGATTGAATTTACTGATGATGACCATCTAGTTTCTCTCACTCCAGATAGCGCAGAACTTTATCTAGAACACAGAGGAAGTCTTTCTTCAGATGAGATGGAAGTCTTATTTGTTCTTGCACATTCTAACAAAAATAAAGAGGATAAAAATGAAAACTAAAGATACAGTTACTATTGCTTGGTGTGATGACGGAAAAATTGATACCGAGTTTGCTGTAAATATTATGAACTTAATTAAAGATAATCCAAAACGTGTAGGTTCTTTTTATTCAGTCAATGGCACAGGAATGCTTTCTAAAAGTCGTAATACATTAGTTAAGCATTTTTTAGAAGACACAAAAGATAACTGGCTTTTAATGATTGATTCAGATGAGCGCATCTCATCTAAAACTTTTAAGTTATTGTGCGATACTGCAACAGCAGATGAGCGTCCAGTAGTTTCAGGTTTAGTGTTTATTGCTCTTTGGAATGGACCTAATCTACGTCCAGTACCTTCACTTTTGTATAGTGATGAAAATGGCGACTTTAAGTTTTATGACAACTATCCAAGAAATGAAGTTATACGAGTTGCTGGAGCAGGTACAGGTTGCCTATTAATCCATCGCTCTGTTCTTCAAAAATTGAGAGACTTTGCTGGTCCAGACTTGCATGATTGGGCATGGTTTCAGGATGGTCCAGTCGGAGGAAACAGATGGCTCTCTGAAGACATTATGTTTGCCACATTACTAAAGTCCAATGATATTCCTATGTATGCACACACAGGAGCAGTTCTTCAGCACCATAAACAGTTCTGGTTGGATGAACATCACTACTTAGGATGGGCAGTAGCCAACCAAGAGGGTACTGGACTAGAGCAGATAACGGACTGATTTGACAGCCCTCAAATCTATCTGCTAGGTTATACCTAACGAGATGGCGACGGTCATCTTGGGAAGTGGCAGAAACGCTGGTGTCGCAATCGTAGCCAGTAATGCACACAAGGTAAGGACAAGGTTTCTCAAGGGCAACTGCTTAGAGAAATTGACTCGCAAAGTCTTACTTATGTCGGCAGACAACTTGTGGTCACAGGGCTAAACTGATTCAAGGATTGCCCCTGTGTGTGAGTGAAGTCTCATCTTCCACCCTTAGTCTTCGCACGGTCGAGTGTAGGTTTTACCTCCTTACTACTTAGACTGTCCCAAGTGGAGTCACCCGCTTGCGAATGAGTGACGCGAAAGTCCCCCTAGTTCCTCTCTTCTAGGGGGTCTTTCTTTTTCCCAATTTCACAGGTTCTACGCTACCAATTTCACACGTTCTACGCTACCAATTTCACAAAGCACAAAACCCCGATGTAGGACTCAGCCGCACTCTAGAAAGGCTGTACATCGGGGTCTTGGCAAGGCGGTATTGGTACACCATACGGAGCCACAATACTGCGGTTAGAGAAACCTATTCCTAGGAAGGTCACTCTGACGGCTCGATAATGCGAACGGGCTTCCCATTCCGTTTATCGAGAACCCAAAGCCAGAGGCAGTGGGTGGGTACTAATTAGTATAGCAGATTAGTACCAGTTGTGGTTGTACCAGAAAGCCATGGCTCCACAGGGAGTTCCATAGCGACCGTGGATGTACCCCAAACCCCACTTGATTTGTGTTTCAGGGTTTGAGTACCAGTCTGCACCAGCACTTGCCATCTTGCTTCCCGGCAATGCTTGTGGAATTCCATGAGCACCAGATGAAGGATTGTGAGCACTTTGTCTCCAACCACTTTCTCTAGTCCACAGATTGATTAGGCAACCAACTTGGTCACCGCTCCATCCATACTTCTCTTCCATGTACGTCTTAGCAAAAGTCTGATTCTGACCTACAGATGTGTAGTAAGAAGAACTTCTAACATAAGAACGTGAGCCATGCGTAGGCTTACGAGAAGCAATTACAACAGGTGTACTTGTTTCGATACTTGACGGCTTATGAGTCTTGGTGACTCTAGGCTTTGGCTTAGGCTTAGGCGTTTTCTTATGCTTAGGCGTTGGCTTTGGCTTTTTCGTCTTGGAGTGCTTTACAGCACTAGAGGTATTTTGTTTTTCATTAGCATTGGTTTGAGATTGGGCGACTGGTAGCGATATGGCATAAGCCACAAGAAGCGCAGTTGCGGACCTCGAAACTTTGGTTTTGTCTAACATCCCTAAAGTCTATCAGACTGATATGATAAATGCTAACTTTAACCCCCACTTATTATCTTTTCTTGGCGTTCTTATCAAGATAATTATTATCCGTTTTATCCCATAGGGTTTGGAAAAATCAGTTTTCTATTATATAAATTTAAAAACTGTTACTTTTTCTTGTGCTTACTCTTGCTTCTTCCTTCACTAAAGGGACGATTTTTATGATAACCGAGTTTATCTTTTTCCTTGGCAAACCAAGTTTCATAGTGTGACTCTAACAGCCACATCTCTTTATGGTGCGGGAACACAGCCCCTGTATGAGCCACAAGTCTGTAACCAAGTTCGTTCAGTTTTTTGGAGAACATCAAGTCCTCAGAAATCCAAGATATTTTATCACCATCTTGGATAGGACCATCTTGGAACCAAGCCCAATCAGGACCAGTAAACTTTTCAAAAGCCTTCTGCATATGCTCTAACACAGAGCGATGAATCATCAGACAGCCAGTTCCAGCAGAGTGAATCTCTACCAAAGAGTTCTTAGGGTACTCAAAGAACGGTACAAGACCGACCTTTTCATCAAACCTAAAGATTGCAGGAACAGGTTGCAGTGTGTCAGGGTTAGGGAATGTCGCAGCAAAACATAAACCAGACACCACTGGATATAAATCTTTATCAGCAGCATCTACAAGTTTATTGAAGGACTCTCTCGTAACATACTCATCAGAGTCAACAATAAAGAGCCAATCATCTTCTGTATCATTAAGAAAATGCTGAACTTGAATGTTTCGACTCTTAGCCAATAACCCAAGTCCCTGAACACTATTAAAGTTTTTAATTCGCTCAGGCTCTTGACGAAGCAAGTCCATCATGCTGTGAGCAAAGTAAGCATCTATCTGACCGTGGTGACACCACGTTACACATACTGTTTCATTATCCTGCATGGGATAATGCTAACATAGTTATGTTGATTTATTACTAAGGGACAGGTACTATTTTTCTATGACAACTGACCAAAACTGGAAGCCTCTTACAAAGAGCGAGCGACCCTTAACAACTAATGTTGGAGTAGATAATCTAACTCAGGAACTCATCCGTCCATTTGATTATATATCTGACGGCGAAGAAAAGTTTTATCCATATCTTGTCCCTGAAGACCTACCTAAAGACTTCTCTATTGGTGTCATTGTTGGTGCTTCTGGTACTGGTAAGTCCACGTTGCTTAGGAAGTTTGGAGAGCCTGATAAGCACTACTGGAATTCATTTAGGTCTATTGCATGGCACTTCAACAACGCTGTAGAAGCCAACGAGCGGTTTTCAGCGGCAGGTCTAATGTCTGTACCAGATTGGATTAAGCCCTACTACGCTCTCTCTACGGGGCAGAAGTTCCGTGCTGACCTTGCTCGCTCTCTTCACAATGACGCTATCATAGATGAGTTCACTTCTGTTGTTGACCGTAATGTTGCCAAGTCTGCTTCTACGGCTATGGCTCGCTACGTTCGAAAAAACAACCTCAAAGGAATTGTCTTAGCAACTTGTCATAGAGACATTCTAGATTATCTAGAACCTGATTGGGTTATCGATACAGACCGTGGCGAATGGTCGAACGGGAGGTGGCTTCAACGACCTGAACTACATCTCTCAATTCATCCTTGCTCAAACGAAGTTTGGAAGCACTTCGCTTCACACCACTACCTCTCAGAGTCACTCAACAAGTCAGCACACTGCTATGTGGCATTCTGGGACGACCAGTTAGTTGGCTTTGCTTCGTCCCTTGCGTACCCATCTGGAACTGTCCAGAACGCTTACAGGGAGCATAGGCTAGTCATTCTGCCCGACTACCAAGGATTAGGCTTCGGACCGAAACTCTCAGAGGCAGTAGCAAAGCATTACACAGATAACGGCAAGAGGTATTTCTCAAAGACTTCCCATCCACGCTTAGGTGGCTACCGTGACCAGTCTCCATTCTGGAAGCCAACGTCAAAGAATCACATGAAGCGCAAAGATGGACAAGACCCAACTAAGACCCGATGGACTATCAATCCCAACCGTTGGTCTTTCTCTCACGAGTTTGTTGGCTAGAAAAAAACATAAAAGAGTGTAGACTTAAAATTAAGTTATGCATTATTACTACCTAGGAAGGTAATTAGATATGAATATTTCATTATCAATGTCAAAGATGTTAGACATTCTTGCTTTTATCGGCGGATGGACTCTTATTGCACTTTTTGCAATGGTTGCAGTTTCACTCGTAGTTAGCGTTGCAAAGGGTCTCATCTCTTTAACTAAGAATGATGACTCAATTACTGACTCATTCATTTCTGACTACGCAGAACCAGAGCGTTTGAAGCCAGTTAAGTGATTCTTCGTCCAACGTGGGACGAGTACTATCTTGATATTGCTTTGGCAGTTTCCGCTAGAGGAGACTGCATCAGAGCACAGCATGGAGCAGTAGTCGTCAAAGACCACAAGATTATCTCGACTGGATATAACGGAACTCCAGCAGGAGATAAACGCTCTTGCGGTCTAACTGGACAGTGCCCAAGAGCACTTGACCCAACTTCAGAACACGCAAAGGGTCAATATGACCTATGCTGGAGTACCCACGCAGAGTCGAACGCGCTTCTACGGGCTTCTTGGAGCGACCTTCAAGGAGCAACTATCTACATCACGGGTCAACCATGCGCTGGTTGTTCAAAACTTATTGCTTCGGCAGGTATTAGTAGGGTTGTATGGAAAAAAGAAAGTCACTAAAAGACATCACTTTTAACAGTGATATGACAGTAAAACTTATTCAACATAGTGCTTCAGATGAAATTGTTGCTCAGTCTGCACGAGTAAGTACAGTTGGCATTGGCAGTCTTAATTCCAATAAAGAAGGAGCAGAGATTGGAGGGCTAATCAATTTCCTGCTTAGGGAGCGTCATGGCTCTCCTTTCGAGCACTCTCTTTTTACTTTTTACGTCAAGGCTCCTATCTTTGTGTGGCGCGAGCATATGCGACACCGCATCGCTTCCTACAACGAAGAGTCAGGTCGCTATAAGGAATTAGCCCCAGAGTTTTATGTTCCATCTGCAGATAGAAAACTTGTTCAAGTTGGCAAGGCTGGAGCCTACACATTTGAAGAAGGTAGCCCATACCAGTACGCAAATGTTTTAGGTGGCTACATGTCTGCTTGCAAAGCATCATACAACTCTTATCTCGGAATGCTTGAGGCTGGCGTTGCACGAGAAGTTGCTAGAGGAATTCTTCCGCTCAACATTTACTCCAGTGCATATGTCACAATGAACGCTCGCGCTCTTATGAACTTCCTATCCTTGAGAACAAGTGTTGAAGGCTCTCACTTCCCCTCCTACCCTCAGCGAGAAATTGAAATGGTTGCCGAGAAGTACGAAGAAATCTTTGCTGGACTAATGCCACTTACTCATAAGTCATTTGTTGAAAACGGTAGAGTCTGTCCATGAGATTTCCAACAATTTCTGAATTAGGTGGAAAGGTTTTCTTTCAAAGAAGGTATGCCGAACCAAATGATGAGGGATGGAGTTCTTTTAATTCTTCAGTAATGCTTTCCAATGAAGGAGAGTATTGGATGGCTTTTCGTTCCAGCAACTATTATTTTGTCAACGGGCATGATTCTTTATGTTTTAGTGACAATCCTCGCGGAGCATTTGTATTAAATAAACTATTTCTTGTAAAACTAAATAAAGATACTTGGCAGTTTGAAGAAGAGACTCTAAAACAGATTGATACAAAGTCATCAAATCCATTTATCATAAGAGATGTCGAAGACCCCAGACTTTTTTGGGACGGAGAAAATTACTGCATAAGTGCAACAATTCTTGAACGAGGATTTAAAATTGCAAAGATTTGTAAGATTACTTTAAAATCTTTAGATGAGCCAGAGGTAACTTCTTTGGATATTTTTGATTCCTACAAGGAAAAAGTCTCAGAGAAGAACTGGATGCCAATCCAGAATACAAAGAATTTTATTCATAGTTCATATGTTGGATTTTTTAATAATCAATTTATAGAAAAAGACTGTAATCCTCTTGCTAAATCTTTTAGAGGAAGTTCTCAGGTTATACCTTTTGGCGATAATACTCATATAGCAGTAATCCACGAAGCAGAGCATTACTATGAAAGTAGACAAAATCCAATAAATTTTGGAAGTAAAGTAAAAGTTTTAAGTTACTCTCATAGATTTATTTTGATGAATGACAAATATGACATTATTAAAATCTCAGATAAGTTTGTTATGACAGATAAACAAGGTTTTGATTTTGTGGCAGGTATGGCTCCAACTGATGATGGATATGTTATCAGTTTTGGCAGGTCAGATGTAGCCTGTTATGTGGCTACTATTAGCAAAGATAATGTAGAGAAAACACTTACTAATTTAATAGAATACTAAAAAACACTGTAAAATATAGATAGTCCGATGACACACGGATAATTCTACCCTTGCTGGAGGGGTTACTTTGTTTAAGTTATTACGAGTAGTTTTTACTCTTTTATGTCTATTTCTGTTAGCACCTGCACCATTGATAGTTAGTGGCTCTGCTCAGGCTGACATATTAACTCTTGAGACTAGTTTTAATGTCTATCTTGATGCTAATGAAAACTACACTATTGATTATGTTGCTCCAGACGGGTACACAATTCAAAGTGTAGATTTTGCTTCTTACGGCACTCCAGAAAACTATCAAATTAGTTGGTGTCATTCTGTCGATTCAGAAAAAATAGTTGAATCATATGTAACAGATACCGAACTACATATCCCCGCCGTGAACTGGCTATTTGGTGACCCTTGTTATGGAACATATAAAAGACTTTCAGTAGTACTAACTATTGACAGTGATGTAGAGCCAACTCCTACACCTACTCCAACACCTACCCCAACACCAACACTCACCGTGGAACCAAGTCCTACTCCAACTCCTTCTCCCAGCGAGACAGTAGAGCCTACTCCAACTCCAACTCCAACTCCAACTCCAACTCTTACAGTCGTACCAAGTATTACTCCCACCCCGACGATAAAACCATCAACAGTGCCCACACCAGTCCCAACAAAAGAGCCTCAACCACAATCATCCAAAAGCCCAACGCCACAAGAGTCCCCAAAGCCCGTAATAATCTCTTCACCTAAACCAACTCCTACTGTTGAACCTACCGTTGAACCTACCACTACATCACAGGAACAGCAACAAGTTCTTGTAGATAATGCGTCATCTGATGGAGTAATCACAAAAGAAGAGACTCAAGTAATTGTAAATAATTTAATGTCTGATGGAACTGTTAGTCAAGAAGAAGTAACAAATCTTGTTGATGACCTACAAGCAGACGGTCAACTTTCAGATGAAGAAAAGCAATTGGTTGCTGATGTTATTACATCTTCCTACGAAGACTCAGTAGTTCCTGCAGATGTTTTTGCTGAATCAGGTTTGGACTACTCAGACCTTCCACCAGAACAGCCAATTACTTTAGAGAATGGCGTAGTTATCAAAGCAAATGTTGCTGATGCCTTGCAGATTTTTGAAGCCCCCTCTGAAATTATTTCAGCAGTATTTACAAACCCAAGTAAAGCACTTACTGCTGTCGCAAATGTTGGTGCAGATATGACACCAGTAAAAAGAAAGAAAGCACAGCAAGCAGCAGTACCAGCCGTAATCGTTACTCAAGTTATTTCTGGAACTGCATCACTACTAGCAAGGAAAATAAAATGAGACTACTTCACTGGATTAAAGATGTCTTTATTGAATCACTAAATCAAACATGGACTCTTTTAGGTATGTTCATTGCTTGGGTACTTCTTGAAGGCTCAGCGAGAATTATTGTAGGTTATGCAATTCTGCTATCTCTAGTTCTTTGGCTCATCACGCTAAGACTCCGTGAGCCACTAGAAAAAGAAGAAAAAGAAGATTAATATCTATTTTCTGTAAATTGCATAGAGCATTTATATCCTGTACCATAAGGGTATGACATGCGCTAATGACAATTGGAGATAAAAGACATGAGCGACCTTCTGCTCGAATATGCGGATAAAATCCGACCAATCCTGCCACTGGCTAAGAAAGCATATGGCTCAAGAACTCAAGTGACCCCAGAACATGAAGCAAGCAGGGCTTATACAGAACTACTTGTAGAGTTTAAGTCAAAGGGTGGGAGTCTTCCACAACTTGCTAAAACTCTTGGTGTTGCCTACCCAGGTATTCGCCGTCGTGTGATTATGAAAGATGTAGACCTTTCTCAAGTTAAGCCAAAGAATAGGGCTACTCGTCAAGAAAACGTAGATGCTGTATCAAGAGTAAAGCAAGCAAAAGAAATTGGCATTGACCAATACCATGACCAACTGGCTACAGAATACCGAAATGGAGTTTCTCTGTCAGTTTTGGCGCGTGAACTAGGACTCAGTTCCGCTGCACCCCTGTATTATGGAGTACAGAGTAGTTTGAAGCGTCACGCCTAAATACAAACTTAATCGCCCTCATGCTACTCAGCGTGAGGGCATTTTGTTTTGGAATGAGGAATTATGGGCAAGAGTTTAATGGAGCATATTGCTATGCTCCCAGATGCAGAACGTGAAGCCGTTTTAGCGGATATGGATATGGATACCCTCCTTTGGGATTGGAAGGCTTGGGGTCGTCCTGAACAACAAGCACCAGAAGGTGATTGGAATATCTGGGCGTACATCGCAGGTCGTGGTGCAGGTAAAACTCGTACCGCTGCTGAGTGGGTACGCGAAGAAGCAAAGTACACAAACAAAGGACAACTTCGTTTTGCTCTAGTTGCTCGTACTGCTGCTGACGTGCGTGACGTTATTGTTGAAGGTGAGTCAGGAATTATTAACGTATCACCACCTAGCGAGAAACCGCACTACGAACCATCTAAGCGTCGTCTGACTTGGGCTAATGGGAATACTGCAACCTGTTTTACTGCAGACGAACCTGACTCACTCCGTGGTCCTCAGTTTACCCACGCATGGGGAGATGAGGTCGCTGCTTGGCGACAGACTCCAGATGCTGCAGGTATGACTGCGTTCGATAACCTACGCGTTGGTACTCGTCTTGGAGACCGACCAAAAATTATGCTCACCACCACCCCCAAGCGTGTAGCACTTCTTTATCAACTTATTGAAGAAGCAAAAAAGGGAAGCAACGTAGTAATCACTAAAGGCTCAACTATGGACAACGCTGGAAATCTTTCTGGTGCATACATGGATGCAATTCTTGGAGTTTATGAAGGTACACGGTTGGCTTCTCAAGAACTTTATGGAGAAATGCTTGATGATATCGAAGGTGCACTCTGGACCATCGAAATGATTGAGCGCAACCGTCATGGTTCATTTCCACTAGGAACTCCACTTCGTTGTATTGGAGTTGACCCATCTGTTGCTGAGAACCCACGAGATGAATGTGGAATTATTGTATGCGCTGCTTCAGGAGACCGAGACCTCTACAAGCGTGAAGCGTGGGTACTAGAAGATGCATCTGTACTTGGTTCACCAGATGTATGGGCAAATAAAGTTGTAGAGATGGCTCGCAAATGGATGTGTCCAGTTATTGCTGAAGTCAATCAAGGTGGAGCATTGGTTCGTAACGCAATCAATACCATTGACCCAAATGTAAAAGTTTTGGAAGTACACTCCAAGCATGGAAAAGCCCTACGCGCAGAACCAACAGTATTGGCATACGAGCAGGGACGAGTTCATCACATTGGATTCTTAGCAGAACTTGAGGACCAAATGACTTCTTGGATTCCTGGTGAAGGAAAATCTCCAGACCGCGTTGATGCTTTGGTACACGCACTTACTGCACTTCTTATCAAACCACCACAGGGATTTGTTGGTGGAAGGATTACAGCGCACTCCGCCGCACACCGCAAGATTGATAGTGGTCGAAACCGTGGTCAATCAGGCGGGCGCGGCGGTAGAGTGTTTAACCCAAACAGGTAATTACTTTACGATTGCTTTCCAAGTCTTAGGACCGACAACACCGTCAGGCTTGCCTAGTGCCTTGTTCTTCTTCTGAACAGCAATGACTGCTTTCTTAAGTTCATCATCGTAAACACCAGTTGCCTTTAGACCAAGAGCAATCTGAAGAACCTTTACGCAATCTCCTCTGTCCTCAGAATCTACAGGATTTCCTGGGTAAATCTTGCTTGGTTCTGGAGCAACTGTCTTCTTCTTCTTACCAGCAGTAAGCACAGCCTTGATAGATGTCTTTGCAGCACCTTCAAGAACTACCTTTGGATTTACATCTTTGTTGGTGTAACGCCAAGGAGCGACACGAGTTTCAAAGTGAAGATGTGGACCGCTTGAGTTACCAGAGTTACCTGACTTAGCAATCAACTGACCTTCAGTGACTTTCTGACCCTTCTTCACACCGATACCGCTGAGGTGAGCGTACAGTGCACGAACACCGTTACCGTGGTCAATAATAATTGCGTTACCATAGGCAGCACCCCAAGATGTGTTTCCACCTACTTCAAGAACAGTACCGTCCTTAGCAGCCGATACAGGAGTACCAATTGGGCATGCAAAGTCCACACCTGTATGGTAACCACTTGACCACCAAGAGCCGGGCTTGTGGTAAGGAGTAGTAATCTTAAATTTTGCTGGTACTGGTGATGCCATTATTTCCTCGATTGGTAGTAGTAAATCTTCTACTATTGTAGCAAGAAAATGAAAAGGCTATCTGGCAAATCTAGTGGCTGTTTTCCAATCAACATCTCCACCCATGACCTGACGAGGCTTCAAAAATCTATTTTGAATAACGGCACTAGAACCTTGACCAACTACCTCAATATTGCGCTCTAGCATTTTACGCTGGAAAGCAGTCTGACTCATTGGTTTTTCGCCACGTTCCTCTACCCAAACTCTATAAATGCTATACAACTGTTTAACTGGAGTTGACGAGCCTTCAGATTCAGTAGTTTCTTCATCAAGGAATAGACCAATTCGGTCTTCATTCTTTCGATAAATTTCGGCTGCCTCAGACACCACAGCACACCAACCAAGCGCATCACGAGAACTTGAGTTCAGCATTTTGATAGCACCCTCAACCGCCCAAGACATGACTGCAGGAAGTGCACCCTCTGGGTCAAAGATATATTCCTTTAAGTCTGGGTCAGGATTTTCTGGCACAAAGTTAAACGGCATAGGACGAATACGTCGCCACATCGCATCATCCATAATGACTGGACGGTGGTTTGTAGAAATCCATAACTTAGCCTGTGAAGCAAATGTGAATGGTCGCTCGCCCGGAGAACGCGCAGAAATTTCAGATGAACCAGTCAACTTCTTAACTGAGTTTTCCTTAAGACGTTCTGAATCTGGAAGTTCATCAACCCACACAAGCCTACGACCACGGAGTTCAGCCCAATGGTAAAGGTCAGAACCTGATGCTTGACCATCACCATTAGCAAGAATGCTTGAGTCAAATGGCCAGGCATATTGTTTTGTACCAAGACACTTTACGATTGCTTCAACAAATGTATTCTTACCAGAACCTGCAGGACCGTATACAAGGAACATCAAGTCATATTTACTCAAACCTGTGAGCGAGTAACCTGCTGCTTTTTGTAGCCACTCTTGGTATTCCTTATCACCGCCAGTTGCAAAATCTAAAAACTGTTCCCAACGAACATTACGCAATCCCGGAGTATATGCAACAGGTGCGCGACGAGTTATGTAAAGGTCTGGACGATTCTTAAGAAGTTCACCAGTACGCAAATCAACTACACCGTTAAGAACCCCAAGCATGTGTGGATTAGAATCCCAATCATCTACAGCAAGACGAACACGACGGTCTGAGTTAGCGTTATCAATTGCAGACTTTAGACGAGCATTTGATTTAGAATTCTGCGCCCACTTAATAACTTCAGATTGCTTATCTGTATCACCGTCATACTTAACTACTTCACTAGCGATAACAGGAGCAAGACTCTTTGCAAGTTCCTGCATCTCTAAACCCTCAACGTCTGGCTTCCAATATCCACCAGACCAGTGGAACCAACCAAGACCCTCGGAATAGCGAATGGCTTCACCAAAAGTATCTACAAATCGACGACCATTACCTGTATCAGATAGTGTGCGACCACCAACTTCACCACCATCTTCTTCATCGATGGCATCAGGGTCTTTTGGTACGTTTAGATTAGATAGCGATGAGGCTTCAGCAATTGATTCACCCTTGTGAATACTTTCAGATACAGCACCAGCCATAGTTCCTGGAAGAAATTCATCTGACACATAAGGAGTGACAACTCCAAGAAGTGCAGTAGGACTGCTAGAAGAACTTCCAAATTTTTCAGCAGTCTCTGCTGTAGATTTTTTAGCCCAACCATTTTCTTTATCTGTGATTCCAGCCCAAAGAAATTCTGATTTAGGATGGTCAGCAACCCATTTCATAGCACGACGAACGTGCATGAGAAGACCATTCTGTCCCTCAAGTGGAAGTGGTGGACGAACTTTTTCAGCGTTAAAACGAATCATCAGGGTCTCAAGAGCCTGACGACCATGTTCTTTGTCTACTGGATATTCATTAGCAAGAGAGCAAGTAAGTTTGTAGATATCTACAGCACGAGCACCCTCGTCAATACCGTCCTCAAGAATCTTGCGAATCTCTTCTTTATTCTTTCCAAAATCTACGCCATCAAAAGTTGAACTCCAGTCCATAGAACCAAGAGATGAACTTACAGATAGAGATGAACTTTTTCCACGCTTACGCAAGAAGTTAAGAAGTTCCTCAGGTGCTTCCGCCATCTCAGTTTCCCAAGGAGCCTTACCCTCAATCCACTCATAGTTGACACCAGAGAAGTGACGTGATGGAGCGATGAGAACATAACCATTGTGCTTAATATCAATACCCTTGATACCTGCTGCTTTTAGATTACCAATCAATTCTTCTGATGGATTACAACGATAAAAAATGTGACGACCACGAAGTGTTCGACCACCGAGAGTATATTGACCAGTCAATGCTTCAACAGTTGGAGGTAGAGCACCCTCAACAAGTTTTTCAAACTCTTCAAATGCATCATGCCCACCAGAACGTGGGTCAATATCAATTACTAAAAACCCTGATGGACGACAATTAACACCAATATTTGCCTCAGGGTCGCGCTCCCACCAACGATATATTACATTAATATCGTCAGATGCTTCAGAGTTCCATGAGTTCAGTGCTGGATGCTTCCCAACATCCTTTGGCTCATTATGCGTACTATTACAGGTACACCGACCACTAATAATTCCATAGCATGGAAGGATTTTCCACCCCTGCGAAGCATACCAAGATGTGGCTTTTTCAAAACGTCCATCTTCATTTGCTTTATCATGCTCAGACATTCAATCCCTCTGTCATTTGTGTCATTTCCTCCTTTAGGTTTTACCCTAGGCTTGATATTACAAGATGGCTACCTACAAAGCAATACAACTAGACTATAATTGTAAGAACGGCTTCGGCGGATTTACAGTATACACCTGAAAGATGGAGTGAACGTGTCAGTACTAACTACAGTTGCGCTTATTGTCACAAGCCTAGTAACCATCGTTGGTGCTTTAGGTCTAGTCTACAAGATTATCCGTCGAATGGAAAGTGCCATTGGAACTGATACAAAAGGACGTACTCTTGCTGAACGTCTAGATAGAGTCGAACATCAACTTTGGGAAAATGGTGGAACGTCACTTGCTGACCGTGTAAACAAAATTGAAATTTGTAGTCGAGAAACTGCCACAGAAGTAAAATTTATCAAAGAACTTATTATATCAAATGCCGCTATTATAGCCTCTCAAGCAAAAACTGCAAAGAAAAAGGGTTAGTTTTCTATCACTTTTGTTTTAGACACACCAGACTATATACATTAAAATTGCAGATATTTCTGCTAGAGTTCTTACATAACTAGTCACAAGACTTACTTATGAAAGGACTAACAATGGGAAAACTAGCACAAAAAGTATCAGAACTTAATGCACCTCAATTTGGATTACCTTGTGGTGTGTCAAAAGTTATGTCTATTATGGACGAAGATGACAAAAATACATTAGAACTTATTCTTTTTCCTCAAAGTGACAAAGTAAAAAGATTTTCAAATCGTCAAATTCAAGAACTACTTCTCTCAGAAAAGTATGACATTGCTCAATCTTCTATTGCACTTCATCGTCGTAAGCAGTGTCGATGCTTTATAGGAATTAATGCTCGCATTGAAGCACTAGGTAATAAGTGATGTCAGAGAGTTTTTCAAAAAAAGTTTTAGAAGAGTTAGCATCTCCTGGTCAGACAGGTTCCGATAGACGTTTAAACGAAACTCCAGAAGCATGGAGAGCGCGTATGGATATCGACCATACATCAGGAGGCTTTGTTGTTAGTACTCCTAGACCAGCAGGTAATTCAGCAGATGCTGACTCTATCCTCAAGGAGTTTGGACTAGACCCTAAAGCATGGCGTGTGACAAGTGTTCGTCAAAGTAAGTGGCAAACATTTAATGAAGACTGGTTAGAAGCATATAAAGTTTCAGTTGTTCCAGCAGACTTTGTTGATGGACCTGATTTTGATTTAGAGCAACTCGTAGATGAAATCAGAAAATGGAAACCATCTAAAGGTTCTAAGCAAGCAACTGGAGATGGTGCATTTGTAATCGTTCCGTCAGACCAGCAGATTGGTAAGAAAGCCAATGGTCTAGGAACTGAAGATTCAATTCAAAAAATTTTAAGTGTCACTGATGGAGCGTTTCAGCGATACAAAGAACTACAGAAGATTGGTCGTAGTCTAGGAACTGTATCTATGCTCCTTGCTGGTGACCATGTGGAAGGTAACACTTCTCAGAATGGTCGTTTACAGAGTCCTGCAGCATCAGACCTTGGGCAGACAGAACAAACTCGTGTTGCTCGTCGTCTTTTGATGCAACAAATTAAAACCTTTGCACCGCATTGCGAAGAAATGATTATTGCAGTTGTCAATGGAAATCACGATGAAGTCACACGACAAGTTGTAGCAGACCCATCAGACGGTTGGAACGTAGAAATTGCATCAGCAGTTCAAGATGCTTGCGCTGAGAACGATGCTCTGGCTCACGTTAAGTTTCGCTACCCAGAGAAAGACCATCAGACTCTTACAGTAAATATCTGTGGAACTCTTGTAGGTCTTTTTCACGGACATCAATTCAGTACTGACGTAGTTAAGTATTTGTCAGGTCAGGCAGCAGGACAAACTGCATTAGGTCAAGCAGACCTATGGGTGTCAGGTCACTACCACCACTTCAAGGCACTTGATATCGGCTCACGTTTATGGCTTCAGGCTCCAACTACTGACAACGGTAGTCCTTGGTGGCGTGATAGAGCAGGTCTAGAAAGTCAGCCTGGTCTACTTACGTTTACTGTTGGAGAAGGATTCAACCCAAGAAGAGATATTAGTATTATTCAGCCGTAGAACTTTTTTTCTTGGCTTCTTTTTCTTTCTTCTTGGCTTCTCTATCAGCCTTATATGCTTCTACAGCATTTGCGCTTGAGCGACCACGCCAAGCAAATCCACATTCTGTACAAGTTACAACTTTGGCACGGGTCCAACGTCCACCTGGTGGAAGTTTTTCAATTGAAGTTTCTAGTTTGCTAGGACGGGCAGTGCAATAAGGACAATTAGGTGGGCGATTACGTCTACGTTCCTCACCATTGTAGGCAACAGATAAGGCTCTACGAAGTTCAATTTCATCTTTGCCACCCCATACTCCCCAAATTTCTCTATGCTCTAGTGCCCATTGTAAGCAATCTTTTCTAGCAGGACATTCAAAACACAGATTTTTTGCTTCTGCCTTTTCCTTCGGGTCTTTTGAGTAAAACAACTGCAAAAATCTTTTGTTAGAAGGGTCAGCGCAGAGAGCATCTTTCTGCCAATTAAGATTTACTGCAGGTTTCCACATATTACAAGTATAGTGTAAAAACTACAAATAAAGATGGATAAACACGCTAAAAGTTTTAAAATTCAACTAAAGTAATAGGAAATATTTCATCTACTAATTCGCCATGCTCTGTAAGTCCATATTCATCACAGACTTCAAGTTCATTATTATTATCAACATATCCAGCCCATAAATGTTCTGTATCTGACGAATCAAGACATCTAAATGCATCTGCAAGCGAGTCAGATATTCCATCTCTTTGTAGACAAGATGCCAACGCACGACGAACTAATTCATTATTAGTATCTACATGGTCAATAGTATAAAATACAAGCATATGAGGTGGAAAAACTTCATAACCATTTCCACACCATTCATCCCAAAGGGATTCACCAACTCTTATATCTTTCAAAATTCATCATCTTCTTCTGAATCATCTAATGAAAAAACAAATTTATCATTGTCATCTATTGTTTCTAGAAAATAGACTTCAGTTGGAGTACGCATTTCAAAAATACCAGCCACTGTAAGATTTCCACACATGCAGCAAGTTTCTACAGATTCAGTATTTACTTTTTCTGGAACATCTACACCAGTTAAGCGCATTAAAATTTCACCATTTTCATTCATGCTCTCTGGTTCCCACCTAGTATGGTCATCCAAATAACATAATTCACAAAGAGCCATAGGTCTACGGGATTGCTCTGCTGCCATTTTAGACCTCCTGCTAGGACTCTTACCTCAGATTCTACAGGACTCTAGGAAGGTCTATGGTTTTTATAGTAATGTTTCTTCTTCTTCTTATAGCAATTAATTCATATGGAGATAGACCACCCCATACACCAAATTTTTCGTGATGAATTCCCCATTCAGCACACTCAACAACATGCTCACATTTTAAACATATTTTCTTGGCTTCTTGAGTATTTCTCACATTACTATCTAATGCTTCCGGGTCATCCTCGTCACTCATATAAAACATAAAACCACCAATCTCTCTACAGATTGGTTGTTCAAATGTCCAAGGTTTTTGTAAATCGTCACTCAAGACGTTTCTCTCTTCTACTTAGAATCTTGCTTGGATGCTTCTAGACTTCCGACTTCATAACCACAACCTGCATAACCAGCAATATCAATCCAAGTATCTCCTTGGAATCCGCCACGGTTTACATATCTAGCAACTTTAAGACCAACCATCATCATTGCTACATCTTCTGCAGTGAACTCAATGCCCATAATTACTGACCAGATTTGTGCAGTACGAGTAAAGTTTTCTTCGGGACCACCGTATTGCACATTACGGTCTCCAGAAACAATTCTGGCTGCTTCTCTAAGTGCCGATACTCTAAGACTTACTTCTTCAACTGGCTGTTCAGACATCTCTACCTCTTACAATAATAACGGCTTGGTACATGGAATCTCCTACTGAGTCTAAATCTTCCACAACATCAATTTCGTAACTAACTTTTCTTCTTACATTATCTAAGTCTACGTTAAAAAACTCAGAGATTCTACTCTCTGCAATTTCAACAATTTCTTCATAAGAATCACTTGATACAAAAAATTTTAAAGTTGTAGTTACGCTCATAGTGTTGCTACCAATTTTTCAAGTTTGTATGGAGAGTAGTGTGCACCGTCTAGAATTGGTTCTTTACCATCAGTAGTCTTGATAATAATGTCACCATATCGAACAGCAACGACTCGACCACGACGACCATTGTGTAGTTGACCAAGTTCACCTTCAAAAGCATTTGCCATAACTCGTACTTCATCGCCTACACGGATAAAGCCAGGACCTGCAGGTTGCCATACTTCATTTGTTGGAGTTTCAACAATTGTAGTTCCCTTACAAAGTTTAGAAAATATTTCTAATACTTGTTCATCACTGACATCCGCGTGTTCTAAATTAGACCACATATCAATAAGAGCCATAACTGATGAACCCACAGGAGTAGAAACACCAGCACTTTCTAACTGAGACTTAACCCATTTCATATCGATGTTTTTCATTTACATCATTTTCCAATCTATCTAACTTAGTTACTAACTACTGTTGAGACCTTATATATAATTTCTTCATAGGTATCTATTACCTCTAGATATCTTTCTTTTTGAGCCTTAGCCAAAAATACTCTTTCGCTACTAGACATATCCTCGATTGATTGAGCAAGAATTGACCACGAATAACCAAGAAAAGATGAATGCTGCCAATCTGTGACAACTGGAGTATGCACATATAAAGACTGAGCAAGATTAACTGACCACCATGGCTCATTATTTTTATACACAGAAATCAAAGAGCCAATAGATTTATTAATGTTAGCCAAAGCAGAAGAATCTTTACTGGCTATGGGACTAACGCTGTTAGATAGTGTTTTACTAATTTTGCTTACCCATGATGTCTTCTGGTCATATGACCAACCAATAGTCTCACCTTTCATATGAACAGCATCTGTTTTTAGATTCTTAAATAGCAAAGAATCCAAACATAAAAAAGTTACTCTATCGCTAGGAAGGTTTGGTATGTGCTTAGTTACATCAGATTCTGTAGACCACGGGAAAGCAGGGACTATTGTTTCGTTCCAAGTATTTTCATATAAATCAAAAATTACTTTTTGTAGTCTTGATAAATTTTTTGGCTCAGATGCCAATCTAAATTCATTCCGCTGAGAGTAGAAATCTTTTACAAGGTCCTCTGGGTTGGTAGCAATTGCTCTAATTCCATTCCATAATTTATATGGCTCTGGAGCATCAATAAGATACTTAACATTTGTAACACCACGAGCCTTATCAATTACTGACAACGCTCCATACAAACGATGCGCTGTGATGCTTGTTGGTGCAGTAAGACCAACTACTACCGTATCGTACTGCTTAAAGTATTCTTCATCCCATCGGATAGATGGCGTATCCCACACGACATCGTGACCAGACTCTCTGAGAGCCTGTACAAATAGGCTAGTAAAAGTAGGTAGTTTCTTTGCTACAGATTCTGAGGTCTGAGCAGAACTACAACCAGTAACAAGTACTTTCATACTTACAACCTATCTTGTTTCTATAATATGTGGACTAATGAGAAAACCTTCCAACTTACGCTGGAAGGCAATCTCACTAAGCCAAAGACTTAGAATGGAGCAGGTGGTGCAGGAGCCACAGCGGGTGCTGGAGCAGGTGCTGGTGCTGGTGCTGGTGCTGGAGCAGCAACAGGTGCAGAAGCCTCTACAGCAATCTCAGGGGATGTCTGAGCGGAGTAATAACGCTTGATTTCGTTCTTCTTGTTACCCTGCCAAACACGACTACCAACCTGTGCACGGAAAGTACGACCACGAAGAGCCTGTTCAATCTGTGCATTTGTTGGAGCCTGATTAAAGAACTCACGATTCAAACCAAGAGCAGACATCTTTGAGAAAAAGATACCAAGTGCACTTGGGTTATCGGTTGTTACAACCAAGTTGTCCCAAACGAGACGCTTGTTGTGTGGACCACCCTGAACTTCAGCCTTAACTGAGAACATTGTCTTGCCAGACTGAGTTTGCTTTGCAACGCCCTCAAGGATTACCAAGTCGTAATCACCATCTGGTAGTGGTTCGTATGATGCAGTTTCGCCAGCCTCTTTGATGAGGTCGGTCCAGTTTAAGGTACTCATACCTTAACCCTCTTTCTTTGTTGTCGTTTTGGTAGCAGTTGCTACAGATTGTTTCTCTCCAAAGATAATGTCTAACATACGTTCAATGGATAGATTTTCTTGCTGAACGATTGCTCCAAGTCGACCTTGGACTCGCTCTCCCGCTTCGTATTGAGCAGTGCGCTCAACGTACATTTTACGAACCTTGTACGGTGATTGCATTGGGTCAGGATTTGGGACTTCCTCGATGGTAATACCACCAAGAATATCGTAGAAGTATGGAGCCTGAATTGCAAGTTGACCCTGTAGGTAAGGACGGTAACGACCATCTTGACCTGTACGAGCCATTGCAGTTAAGACTACTGCTTCTAATGGATTTGTTGCGTGCATTGTGAGGTCACGCAAGTCGCGAAGAAGACCACCCATGTGACGAAGTAGTTCGCCCCACTGTTGCATCTTCATCTGCTCACTGCCAGCAATTGAATCCATACACTTAACTTGTAGTTCTGAGATTGAGTCAATAATCAAACTCTTGAACTGATGCTTGCCACTCTGAAGCCACTGATATGCTTTAATAACATCATCATAGTTGCGAACCTGTACGACACAAGTGTCCCACGTTCCGTCTGCAACTGGTGGCTCTTCTCGTAGTGGGTCCCAATACTTGACGACGATAGGGAGGAATCGATGTCCACCCTCAACATCAAGCATTAGGCGCGGATACGGCGCGGTGACCGCAAAAGTGGATTTTCCAACTTTTGACTCACCGTAGACCATAACTGTTAGTGAACGCTGAATGTCACTCATAAGTTAATCGCTACCTTTCTTGTCATTTTCGTAATATGAATAGGGGTCTCCCTCTTCAAACATTTCTGTTAGAGCCTGTTCTCCTGCGCTACCATCATCAAACAATGTGCATACAGTAAAGAATTGACACTTCCACTTGCAGTCACGAGTCGCATGAGGATACGCAACTTCTGTGTGGTCTGTACCTTGGTCAAGTGCTGTACGCACTCGCATTAGGTCTGCAATAGTACCGTGAATACGATTCCAGAATGAGCGAAGCGTAAACACATTGTGTCGAACTTCAATCTGGTCATAAAACGGTGGTCTTGCTGAGGCAGTACGCTTTACTTTCTTGAGCATGGTAAAGATACCACCCTCTGAGCGTTCTCCCTCTTTATTCTGGAAAGATTCCAGAAGCATATAGGTTAGCACCTGTTCGTTCATTGGTGCAAGATTTGCAAAGTCTGAAAGTGAGCCACCAACAGTTTTAAAGTCACGGAACATACGAACACCATCAATCTTACGACGGACACGCATATCCAACTTACCTTGCAATTCTACTTCACCGTTGAACAGTGGAGCAATAATGGTCTCTTCAGTTGAAATCATTTCGAGTTCAGCATCGATACCGTTTTCTTCAACCCACTGCTCATAGCCCTCAAGCATGATACGACCAAGTTCTGCTTCGCTATCAAGAGTGCTCGTATCACGAAACTCTGCTTGAAGTGTTAGTCGGTCAATCTCAACTAAGTTAGCGTGTGCTCTTAGTAGCGGAACACCATTTGCATAGTGGTCGTCAAGTGCAGCATGGATTCTTGAACCCAATGCAAGCGCACCTGTGAAGTCTTGATTACGAGGTTTGAGGCGACGGTAGTAGGTAAACCACCACCGACGACGACAATCCTTAAATGTCTGAATCTCCGAGTTGGAGAGACGTACAATTCCTGTCATTTATTATCCGTCCTTTGTACTTGCATTACAACTTACTTGATTTATCTGCTTTAAGCAAATCAAGAAGTTTTACCTTGTCGTGGACGATTTGTTCAAAATTATCTGCCTTAGTTTCAAGAACCTGAAGAACACGTTCCTCAATAGTTCCCTCAGTAACATAATCAGTAATAATGACCGAATCGTGAATCTCGGAACCGATACGATGTACACGGTCAAGAGCCTGTTTGTGGTCAACAAGTGACCATGGACGTTGAAGCATTACTAGACGACGAGCAGCAGTTAGCGTGATACCAACACCACCTGCTTGGGCAGTAAATAGAATCCACTTAATCTTTCCTGACTGAAAATCATCTACAGCCTGTTGACGTTCATCTTCATCTTGAGCACCAGTAATAAGACCATGAGGAATCTCAGCCTTTGTAAGAGCCTTACTTAGTAACTCAATCAACTGACGAGACACAGCGCAGACGGCTACGGAGTCGTCTCCGAAGTCACCACTCTTAATATCATCCATAAGTGAGTCCACCTTACAAGAAGGCTCTGACAAAACTGCCTTAGGTTCTCCAGTGAATTCATCAACAACAATATCTGCATAAGAACTAGCAAACTGAAGTAGACGAATTGTCTGAGTAAGAACGCTAGGCGCAGACAATGCTTCACCAGACTCCAGTTCGGTAATCATAGTGTCACGCATCTGCTCGTAAGCCTTTTTCTGCTTTGCAGACATTTCAATATCACGACGGTCATTAATAACTGGAGGGAGCCAAGGAAGTACACGAGCCTTAAGCATACGACGCATATGATGGCTAATTGTTTTTTGAAACTCTTCTTCCATGTGTGGCTTTACACCAAGAATCATCATTCCGCCAAAAGCATTCATCATGGTGTCAACCATGCGGTCAATCCACTTTGTCTTTGAAGACCAATCCTCTGGAGACAACCAATGAAGAATAGACCACATATCAACTACGTTGTTGGCTACAGGAGTTCCTGTAAGTGCAAAACGAATCTTTGCATCACCAGTTGCTGCCCATAAAGCACGAGTCTGTTTTGACTTTGGGTCTTTAGAACGGTGAATCTCATCTGCTACTACAGACTTAAACTCAATTTCATTAAGTTCGCGCAGATGAGTTTCACAGCGAGTCTCAGAAATTTTTTCATCAAGACCCTTACATTTAACACAACGTGCAAGAGCAATAGAGCCGTAAGGTGCTAAGCGCGAATGAGACCGTAGTGACTCCCAATTAATTATGACTACATCAATATTGCTTTCAATAGCAATATCAAACTGCTTCTTACGTTGAGTCGATGTTCCCTTAATAACTTGTGTAGTTATTTCAGGATACCAACGAGCAAATTCACGCGCCCAATTCTTTTTCAAAGTGTTAGGACAAACAATCAAAGCAGGGAATGCATCTTCACCCTGTTCTTTAAGTTCTTTTAGAGCGCGAATTGCTTGTGCAGTCTTACCAAGACCCGGCTCGTCAGCAAGCAAAGCACGCTTTGCAGTCGCTAAAAACTTTACACCAGCACGCTGATGCGGAAACAAGTCCTCATTGTTAGGGTCAATAAACTCTTCTAAATCTCGAAGTTCATTTGCTGGAGTAATTCGAGTAGCAAGTTCATTCATAGCCCAATCATTTAATTCTTGAGCAATGACCAAATCATCTTTAAAAGTAGAACGAAGTGCTAGGCAACTAGACCAACTTAAAGGCAATCGCCATACTTGGTCAGATGCTGACCATGAGGAGCCGGGAATACTTTTGCATAATTCCTTATAACGCCATTCAACTTCTAGGCGAATGTGTCGACCATCTGAGTCAAGATTTGCTGTTACTGCCATTTGAATCCTTCTTTTTTTGTCATTCCGTATATGTAAAGATACTAGCACACTTTTTTACAAGTTTAATTGTTTTCCACTAGTAAGTTTTATTGTAGTAGTTTTCTAGGAATCCAACCACTTTTTACTATTCTCAACAAACCGTGGCGAATAGCGTCATTTGCGTGACCTTCTCCACCTTTATGCCAATACTCAAGAGTCTTAAGGGCTTCATTAGGAAACATACGTTTTGCATCTGCTGGAGTCTGCCAGACAATCTTTTCACGGTCTAACTCAAAGTCCTGAAGAATCTGCTTGAGAACACCAATCTGTTCCAAACTATATGGGGCTTGAGAATTACGAACAGTCTGAGCATTGATTGTAAATTTTTCGCATACAACTTCAAGAGTAGAAAAGTTCATATCAAAACTATGCATGATGTCCCTAATGACTTCTGCATACTGCTCTGGCTGTACTTCATAAGTTCTCAAAAGTTCTGGCTCTTCACCCTTAATCCAACTAAAAAAAGCAATACCTGTTGCCTTACCAGGGTCTACTGACAAAATGTTTTTATGCATATTTTTGTCCCCAAGTCTCCATTGGTCCATCTACATCAGCAGTGAGAGGCACTGCCCAGCCCTCAGTTGTTGTCATGCATTCTTGTACAATCTTCATAATTTCTTGCTCTTGTCCACGCGGACAGTTAAGAACAATTTCATCGTGTACAGGAACAATCAAAAGTTCTGTAAGGTCTGCTTGGTCTAACTTAATGAGGTTTGACTTAAATACCTCAGCAGCCCCACCTTGAATCAAATAGTTTGTAAGTGTATAAGTTCTATCATCATCACAAGGTAATCTACGACCAGTCCAAGTGTGAACATAGCCCTGACCCTCAGCACGCAAACGACGCATACCGATATCTTCAATCTGCTTCTGAAATGAAATCATCCCAGGATAATTCAAGTCAAATGAGTCAGACACGGCTCGCATCTGTGCTTCAGGTACACCAGCAGTAAGTGCTTGCTTTGCTACACCAGCACCATAAAGACGACCATAAACAACACCCTTGATAAGGTTACGTCGTTTATCAGCCTTAGTCATAGATGGGTCCTGATAAACCTCACGACCAATTTCGGTGAATGGGTCAGAACCAGTTGCATCAGAACGATGGAATAGTTGAATCAAGTTTGGGTCCTGAGACAGTGAAGCAAACATACGGAACTCAACTTGGTCAAGGTCAGAAGTAATAATTACATGGTCATCATCCTTAGGCAAAAACGCAGTACGAACTACATCGTCACCTTTTGGAAGAGTCTGCAACGCTGGGTCAGTTATTGACATACGACCAGTACGCGCACCCATCGTCTTAACAGATGGATGAACAAATCCATCAACATTTTTATTGATAAAGTTAAGAAAATAACTTCCAGCAATCTTGTCAGCCTTACGCTGTTTCAAGACTGTACCTGCAAGTTCTTTTACTTCATCATTTCCATTAATGCTGAGAAGTTTTAATTGGTCTTTAGTACAAGACTTATTTCCACTTGGAGTGTATTCATTAATTTCTCCACCAAGACTCTCAAACAATCGAACAAGTTGAATATTGCTTGTGATAGAAGTTCCGTTGTATGTAGCCTTAGCCCATTCTTTTACAGATTCCGTGTAGTTGTTTAGTTCTTCATACTTCTTTTTTGAATATTCGATGTCTACACGAGCACCATTAATTTCCATACGAGTAACAATTTTGCGAGCAGCCATTTCAATTTCATAGGCTTTGTTGTATGGACCCTCTGGACCGCACTTATCATAGAACTGTTCCCAGATACGCATTGTAAGAACAGTATCGAGCGCACCGTATGACCAGTAAGGTTGAAAAGTTACAGGAACAGTCCCCCAAGTCCAACCATTACGAGACAACTCTGTATCTAAGGTATCTTGCAAAGCAACAGCACGAGAGTCTACATACCGAGCAGCCAAACGCTTCAAAGCACCAGAACCAAGCGGGTCAATAATCTGAGCCATAATCATTGTGTCGTGAGCGCGATACCAAGGAAGTTCCCAACGAGATTTTACAGCAAACCATTTTGCTTCAAAAGCAATGTTGTGACAAACAATCTGACCTTGATAACGGTCCATTGCTTCATAAAATACGCCAGACCATTCTTCCCAAGGAATAGACCATCCTTGCTGACCATCGCCAACCTGTACTAAACGAATATCCCCATGCCAAGGAGATAGCGCATCTCCACGCTCACCGCCACGACGCTCACCTGTTTCAATGTCAATAGCAACTGCATCGTATGGACGACGTTCACTAAGCCAAGAAAGAAACTCATTGGCTTTTTCTACAGAGTCAACTAGGTGCAGTTGTACTTTTGATAAATCGTCTACTTGTCGTTCTGTCATTTTTGTCATTTCTCTTTTCGTGCTTAGGGGATAATCTCCACTTTATATACTTGTTCAATTCTCTTGTCATACTTAGAAGCACCTTCAAGTAGCCTCTGTGCCACCTTAGTTAAGTAACGCGCCCCACCATCATCATACTTGTATAGTGCCTCAAGTACAGCATCTGGGTCGTCTGATACCTGCGCCCAAGTTCTGTTTCTTTCAGGGAATACTATAGGAACTTCTAATAAAGATGGGCTGCATTCTTCACAAGGAAGAGCATCTTCAGATAGCGAGTCACTTGAAACCTCAACTAATCCATAACGCTTTACAAGAGGGCAAACAGAGCCATGATAAATAAGAGATACACCGATTCTTGAAAGTATGTAAGAACCATTCTCTGTTTGATAAAGTTGAAACTCAATCCAACGAGTTGAACCTTTTCTCCAAGAAGTCGACTCCCCAAGGAGTCTTCCATTAAATTGAAGGGTTCTTGACCCGTCTTTTACTTCAAACATATGTCATGCCATTCCGTGTTCTGTCTTGTAGTCTTTGCGTAACTCATATTCTACCTAATAATGTATTAGTCTATTTTACTCAAACTATTGTAATTATTAGTGATTAGAGTTTTGTAAGGTTCTTCAACATTCTCAAGGTTATTCAATTTTTCAAAAATAGCCTTACTTTCATCTGCTCTTCCAATATTCCAACCTGCAACTGCTTTTTGAAATAAAAGAGGATAGTCATCAGAGTACTGCAACCCAAGTTCTGCAAATGTATAGGCTTCTTGCCAATTAGCAGTTTTTTCATAAAACTTAGATAAAAGAAGATAGGCTTCTGGTTTTTTTGGTTCATATTGAACAGCCTGAAGAAAACTATTACTTACACTCCAAAAGCGACTACCTTGTTCATCAAGACAAATACCAACTTTTAATAGGGAAGAATAAGTAATATCTCTATGAGTATCTTCGCCATACTCTGCTGCTCTTAGGTAGAAAGACATAGCAGATGCACTTTGACCAATTTTTTCATATTCCGAAGCAATATTAAAGTTTATTTCAGGATTAGTAGAGTCGTTGGCTAAAAGTTTTATCAACTCAATAATATTATTAAACATTTGATACAGCCTCCATAATAAGTGTATCTACTAATTGTTTTGGCATCTCTAAAATAAATGCTGCACTATCTTGGAATCCAAAAGATACTAATAATTTATCATCAACCACAGATGCACCTGCACAAAATTCAATTCTTCCTTCTAAGAAAGATAATGAATCTGGGGACAACCCAACTAGATTCCACTCATCATCCCAAACGGCAAGCCTGTGACGATATACCCCATCTTTTTGCCCTAGATAGTTATTAAATAAATAAACTTCATGGGTAAATGAAATATAGAAATCTTTCCACCTAACAACATGAGACCCCCCTCGCTGGTCTATTCCAATACTTACACCCCTACGAATAAATACCTGCTCACAACGGGCTGGTTCTTCAGGATAGGTACGAACTATTTCGGTTGGAGATGTCCACTTAATAAAGTGATAAGGCTTATCTAGAATTGGAACCCAATTCTTTTCACAATATGAGTTTTCATTGATAGGTGCTGGAATTCTTATTCGAGAAACTTCCTTAGCAGTCCAGTTTTCTTTATCTAACTCAATTCTGCTAAGTTCCATACGACCTTGACCATTAGTTGTTGTGTCTCTACGAACACCAATGAGGTAGTAGTCACCATCCCACTGAGTTAGACGAGCATCTTCAAGACCAACAAATTCCCATAAAGGCTCAACATCAAGTTCTGATGTATCTACAATACAAAACTTTTCAATTTCAAGGTCTGAATTAAGTTTACAAATGTAGTTTTTTGTTGCAAGTTTTTGATAATTTTCAGGATGTAGGTAAGAAAGTGGACCCCATCGGCTAGGAAATCTTTGTTTATTCTCTGAGTTATAAAACGCATAGTTAACGTGTCTAAGATTTACAAGAATATCTCCATCTGAGTCCGTGAAAACAGATGGATTCATTAGACCAGTTTTACCAGTTAACTCAGCAGGGATAACTAAAGAAGATATTCTTCCGCCAAGAGAGATAGATTCTTGAGTAAGGTTTTTCATAAAAAAACCATACCATACAAACTAGATTTTTCTCATTAATGCGTAGTGAATACCTACTGATGATGTAGGTAGGGTCACAGAAGAAATAGTTGATGGTAAATCTGTAAGACTACTAGAGTAAACAGCAGTAACAATAGGAAACAAATTTGTACCTGACGTAGTACCAAACGTCAGACCAGTAACAGACAATACAGGAGTAACAAGAAGAGTTGGTGATACAGAGCCAATTGCCAAAAATGCAACTGCATATCTCTGACCTGCAGTCAAGGTTATTGTTGTACTTAGAGAATGTTCATTAATATCGTTAATAATTGCAGCAGTACTAGTGACTTTACTATTTGTAACTAGTGAATGCGCTGCCGTCCAAGTAGTAGATGTTGCAGCAGTAGGTGCAGCAACAGAGTAGATTCCATAAATATGACTTGTTGTAGTTCCAACAGTAGCAGCAGCAAATCCAATACTATTAACTTCTGTATTAAAGTTAGGTGTGAAATAGGTTAGATAGGCAACACCAACATTTGCTGTTCTAGCAGTGGCACTTATAGTAGTTCTAGGTACAGTTTCAATTGCATTAGCAAATGAATGATTTGTAAGTACAGTGTCTCCAGCAAGTGCCGTTACACCCTGCGCTCCATTTGACCCCGAAGCACCTTGAATTCCAGTTGTTCCCTGAATACCTTTATCACCAACAATACTAATATTCCAAGTACTTACAGAGCCACTACCTCCATAGTTATCAACAAGTATTGTCATCGTTGAAGAAGCAGTAATTGATGTAATAACACCCTCTAGATAATTTGCAGGATTTGCAGAGTCAGACAACCTAACTTTGCTACCTGAAATATATGCTCCAATTGATGACGGAGCAGTCCAGTACTGAGTCGTCCCAACTAAACCACCTGAAATAGTCTTTGCAGGAGAAGATGTAAAAGTTCCAATGCTGTACCCAGCACCTACTGGACCTTGCGCTCCTGCTGGACTTTGGATTCCAGTTGTCCCTTGAACACCCTTATCTCCAATAATTCCAAATGTCCAGTTATTTGAAGTTCCAGAACCGCCAATATTATCAATATCAATAGCAATAGATGTAGGACCTATTGATGCAACAATACCTTCCATATAGTTTGCAGGAACTGCATAAACTGATGCTCTTACTCGGTTACCAACTACAAATGCACCCTGAGTATTAATAGTCCAAGTCTTCTGAATATTATTCTGAATTGTGTTTGAAGTTGTTGATGTAGTTAATCCGTAACCTGCACCTACTGTACCTTGAGCACCTGTTGGACCTTGTGCTCCTGTTGCGCCTTGTATGCTAGCACCTGCTGTTCCTTGTGCTCCTGTGCCAGTCGTACCCTGTGCTCCAGTTGCTCCTTGAGCACCTGCTGTTCCTTGTGCTCCTCTATCGCCAACGTCACCATTACGAGCAAAAGTAATAGTAACAGGAGTATTATTTGGAAGACTGGTTACAGAACCAGTTACATAGGCAACTGGAACATCAAAGTGCGTAGAATTATGTTCAGTATGCGTGCCAACAATACTGTAGTAGACAAATTTACTAGCATCACTTGCTCTAGTAATCTTAAGAGTTCCCTTAATTGATGAGGTTGAGTCATCAATTGTCTGTAAGAATGCATAGATACTTGTTGAATTAACATCTTCATAGTCAATGTAAAGAACTGTAGATGAGTTAATAGCACCATTTAAATTTAGATTACCGTTTGTACCAGAAGAGCCTGGGTCACTATTAGTTGTTAAATATTTATACTCAAAAGTGGCTCCACCAAATGTACCTGTAGACCCTTGAATTCCTTGCGACCCATCTATACCCTGTGCGCCAGTAAAGCCTTGGATACCTTGAGCAGCATAGAGTCCATTTAGACCTTGTACACCCTGCGTACCTTGCGGTCCCTGAATACCCTGTCTCCCCTGTACACCTTGCGTACCTTGGATTGTGGAACTACCGCTA